ACGGTTGGTACAGCACGCCCTTGTAATCGTAGCCATATTTGCCGTTCGGAGTCTCGAAGGTGTAGCACTGGTGTGAGTTCAGCCATGCCCGCATCGCCACAGCCAACTCGGGGTTAGCTAGTATGAATGTCCCGCCCGTTGTCAGCGGGTTAGGCTTGGTAGGGTCGCGTGGCGGTAGGTCAGTCAACAGCCGGTGTGTGTTAGGGGATATGATAACTGGTATCGGGGCAGTCTCTTTGGGCGGGCGCCCAGCGTTCTTCTCTCGCATACAACCGCATGACTTCGTGCTGCCATTGCGAACTGATTGAGCATTAGTGATAGTTTCCTTGCCACACGCGCACTTGCACCGTATCTTACCTTTAGGCAGCATTTCGAGGACTGTTAGATTGTTATACACAATGCCTACCATGTCGATTCGGCGGGGTGCAGGGAGTTCCTTATATGCATGACCTACCTCAGCCGCGCGCCTGCACGCCTTTGTGTCGCCGTCTCTTACTGACTGTGCATCGCGGGTAATTTCCACACCGCACGCGCACAGGCATCTAATCCTACCTAAAGGCAGCCTTTCAAGGACTGTTAGCTGACCAAAGGTTTGCCCGACCATATCTATACGTTCAAGGTTCATAATCTATCCTCACAGAATTTAATAAGTTCAGGGGTGACTTCATTCAAGAAGTCAAGTTCAAGCTTGTCTGTTGTGGCAGCCACAACAAGTTTAATAGCAGCTATCAGTGGGGCATATGGCTTCTTCCTAGCGTTCTGTGCACGCAGGCATCCGCATGATCTTGTACGCTCTTTCCGCAATGAATCACCACGGACGGTAACGCTCTTACCACAGTCGCATTTACAATCCCAATACTTTTTACGGGATATTGAAGCTTGAAGGACGACCAACCTGCCATACCGCTTATGTGTAAGATCAATTTGTTTTTGCACGACTTTACTCCTTTTGTTGTTGTCCGAAGCTGAACTATACCACAAAACAACTTGAACCATAATTTCAATTAGTGCCTTTCTGTTTGTTGTAGGTTTCGGTGCAGTAGGCTAGGAACTCACGCTCAAACTTCTGGTTAAACTCGTCTGCTGTTGTGGCAGCCACAACAAGTTCAAGTGCTTCCTTGGCACGCAGGTATGGATTTACAGGATTACCATTCTTCCGCAGGCAGCCGCATGACTTCGTATTGCCAGACTGCAAGTGTGTGCCGCGCACTTCGACTAGGTTGCCGCAGTCGCATTTGCAGCGCCAAAGGTTCTTCGGTCCGACCGCTTCCCAATAAGTAACAGTCAGTTTGCCAAATCGTTTTTGGTACAGCTCAAGTTTCTTGCTCATTTTGTCTCCTTGTAGATGTGCACTATGAAGTGAAGTGTAGCAGATTGAACGGAAAATAGCCACACTAAACAGTGGAGTGATCGAGATACAACAGTACTACATAGTAACGTGTAACGTAAACACGAACTGTGCTGTTTTTTTAATCAGATAAGTGTTTTCTACGATTTCATAATGTGAAATGCAGATTTACCTAAAAAGTGCTCAAGACGAGCATCATGTTCCATGCGTAACGAGTCGTACTTTGGAGGCTGTTACGCCTAAGAGTGAGGCTGGGCGCGGGTTTCAGCTTTTTGTAACAGCCAAAGTGGGGTTTTCCAGAAATTATGAGAGTTCCAGAGAAAGGGAGAGAAAAAGCCCTCAAAAGGGAGTACAAATGACAACAAAAACGAAAACAGCATCGACTCTCATAAAATAAAGGTATTACTATCTATTTATAATCTTATAAGTAGTAGTAGTAGTAGTATACCCGATGCCCGCTCGCCCTATGCCCAATACTCCCGGAACCCACGCCCAGCTTCACTCTTCGAGAATTTGTTGTGGCTGCCACAACATTAGCAGTATGTTACGAAAAGCCCGTTTTCTTGTAACAAAGTTGTTGTAACAATAACGAATCGTCTGTTTCGCGCCTAAAAAATAGGCAGTTTCCGCGTGTACTCCCCCGCAGTATGAAGAACTGGCATCGACCCCCGCGCTATCCTTATCCTACGGACTTTTCTATAGATAACAACCTAAGAAACCTTCACGCGATGAATGCGAGCTGTTTAGTGGTACGTCGGCTAGGCGCGCTATGCGCAGGCGCGGCGACCATGTTGTGGCTGCCACAACAACCAACTAATAAAGACCTTACGCTTTTAAGTCAAGCCCTTTCATGTCGCCGAAGGCGACCTGTTTTGATACCAGTTCCTGTTGCCAAAAGGCAACTAAATGGTAGAGAATTTTAGGCGCAAAAAAGCCCCGCTTTCGCGGGGCTGGATTAAGTTGCGGAGTTTATTTAGCTTTAGCGTTTTTCAGCAATTCCGCTGATACGACCGCCAGCAGGTCAGCTGCCATTTTGGCTATCGCCTTTGCTTTCGGCTTAGCCGTTTTATTCGCAGGATTTTCGCACCAGCACGTTAACATCTCGGCAAGCGCAGGAAGACCGGCGAAAGATTCCTCTTTTAAGGCGCTGAAACTTACGAACATTTTGCCGTCTGGCGTCTTTGCCTTTGCGCCTCTTTCCCGCTTTACGCCGTCAGCATCGACCGATTTAGCCAAAAATTGCTGTATATCTACACCTTGTTTTAAACTGCCCTGAATAACTTTCCGAATGTCAGCACAACGCGACCGAATGTTATTCGCCAGTCTAATCATGTCAGGCGCGATTCCTTTCGTCTTGCAAGTTGCAAGATAGGCGGATTCTACAGCGGACGAAAATTCAGCATACAGGACGCCCTGCTTGGCAACATCGGTGCTGCCTGCCATTGCATTATGGATAATTGTCGTGCAGATCTTCAGGTCCAGAATTGCTTTACACTGAACGGCGATCAGTGCATTAAGCGATCCGCTTGCTGCCTGCTGGTCTGCCTGCGTGCTGCCGATAGCGGTTGCAATGATCTTGAGAGCAGGAAGGGCCTTACGCGCTTGCACAGCGTCCGCTTTTGCTTTTGCTGCAATTGCTTTTGCGTTAGCGGCGGCGGTTGCAACTGATACCTTGGTGGTTTGCTTGGTCATGACTATCTCCTAATAAGTTGTTTTGCTTCATGTGCGAAAGTGCACAGTTCCTATTATCAGGATTTAACTGTACATTGTCAAGTGATATCGTGTAGTGGCTGCCACTACAGCACAATCCCGCGCCGCCGCGCCGCGTACCGCGCCAGCCCCCCTTGGCGACCCCACCGCCCCCCTACCCCGACTTTTCGGCGCCCGCGCGCCCGCGCGCGTCCCTCCTAATCCAGACAAACATTTACCATAGTTGACCAATTAACAACACACTCCGTCCATTTAATAGCAAAAAAGCAAGTAGACAAAAAGACCTACTCCCTAAAAAATTTTTCACAAAAATTTGACATGACATACACACCCATGATATAAACTCGGCAACCACTACATCTAGGGGTATACAGCACGATGCCCACTACATCTGCCGCTTTCGAACCTGAAGTATTCATCCTGCCCCTTCCGCTCGACTTCGATGACGAGCCCTTGGGCGACGTACTCACACGCGCTAACTCTCTGTGCGGCTCCGCCGAAGCGATAACCGCCGCCATGCACACGACCGGCCAGCCGCTGGCCCACAACGTCTCCGAGCAGGACCACATTGAAGCGCAGAAACTATTCCAAGCCCCCGCCAAGTCCCTCAACGACACCCCCACCAGCGTAGCCATTGTCTTAACGGCACTGCTGCAGGAATACGATCGCGAGTTCATCGTCAATGCCCAGCAGATACGAAACATCTGCATCAACACCCTGCTCGAGACGGTGAGCAAAGGCAAGACGACAGAGAAGCTGCGGGCCGTCGAGCTGCTGGGCAAAGTGGCTGACGTCGGCCTGTTCGTAGAGCGGACCCACCAAGTGATCGAGCACCGCCCTGATGAAGACCTGAAGCAAATGCTCAAGGACAAGCTGGGTAAACTGCGTACCATCGTCTCCGCCCAGCCGGCCCCCGAAGAAGTCACATTCTCGGAAGTGCCCACAGCATGAGCACCAACAGCACAGCGTTCGACGACTTCACCACAGAAGAGTTGTCGTTCCTTGTGGACAACATGGACAAGCTGCCACGGCATGAACAGGTCGAACTGCAGACCGTGATCGAGACGCTGACCGCACGCAACGCCAGAAAAGCAGCGCAACTGCACTTCCTAGATTTTATGTCCGCCGTTGAGCCATCCATGCTCCAAGGGCCGCAACACAAGATTATTGCCAGTGCGTTCGATCGGATCAGGAATGGTACGTTGAAGCGGGTGATTATCAACATCGCGCCACGGCATTCCAAAAGCACAATGTCCAGCTATTTATTCCCTGCATTTTTCTTAGGGAATTTTCCTAATAAACAAATTATCATGGCATCGCACACCGCTGACCTCGCGGTTGACTTCGGTAGAAAAGTGCGTAACTTGGTAGCCTCTCCCGCTTACACCGAGGTATTCCCCGGCGTCGCGCTGGCCGCTGACTCGAAGGCGGCAGGCAGATGGAACACCAACTCGGGCGGTCTGTATTATGCCCTCGGTGTGGGTGGTGCGATGGCGGGCCGTGGTGGTGACTTGGTTATCATCGATGATCCCCACAGCGAACAAGAGGCCAAGTCGGGCAACCCTGCGATCTTCGATGCCGCCTATGAGTGGTATCAGTCCGGTCCACGCCAGCGACTCCAGCCGGGAGGGGCCATTGTTGTCTTAATGTGCATGGTCGGCGGGACCGACGTACTGCGGGCAGACGGCTCAACAACTAAGCTGCGGGACATTCGCCCCGGCGACGAAGTGGCAACCTTTGAAAATGGCGAGATAACAACGTCGCGTGTAAACAACTGGATGTCAAGTGGTGTTGATTCCATATATACAATACAAACACAATCTGGCATAATACTCCAAGCGAACGAGAGACACCCGTTTCTTGTGGATTTTGATGGAGTGAAAAAATGGACAAGATTGCGCGACCTGAAACCGGGCATGTTGCTTGTAGCATCGAAGGCTGCAACAGACCCGCAAGAAGCAAAACAAAACCCGGACTCTGCCACGCTTGCCAAGCAAGCGCTTGCTACCACAAGAAAAATCCAGACGCCCCGCATAGAGGCATTGGGCACCACGGTAAGTGGAAAGGAGTGCTGTGCGCATGCGGAGAACCAGCAAAGAGCAAAGGGCTGTGCGCTGGATGCTATAGAAGAGAGTTCCCGCCAGCAAAACCTACGTCAGAAAAAACAAGAGCAAGCCGCATCAAACACAGGTACGGAATCACAGCTGAACAGTTCGATGAAATGCTGCTCGCACAAGGCGGGCGATGTGCTGTCTGTGGAGAACTGCCAACCAAAACAAATACACGCGCACACTGGAACGGAAAGCTGTGCATCGACCACTGCCACGATACAAACGAAGTCAGAGGGTTGCTGTGCAACAACTGTAACCTCGCAGTTGGCTACGGTGAAACTCCAGAAAAACTCGAACGAGCCGCTGAGTACCTACGTCGTTTTCTTAGACGAGATAGTTAGTATTGTTGAATCCGGCAGCGAAGAAGTTTTTGATGTAGAAATTGACCGCACTGAAAACTTCATCGCTAACGGTGTAGTAAGCCACAATACTCGCTGGAACAAGCGAGATTTAACGGGCCGACTCATAGAAAATATGGTCCGAAGCCCGGACGGCGACGAGTGGGAAGTCATCGAGCTGCCGGCCATACTCCCAAGCGGGCTGCCCTTGTGGCCGGACTTCTGGCCGCTGGAGGAATTGAATGCCATCAAGGCAACGATTGACACCCGCTACTGGCAGGCCCAGTACATGCAGAACCCCGTCAGCGACGAGGGTGCACTCATTAAGCGGGAGTGGTGGCGGCTGTGGGAGGAAGACCAACCCCCTGCCTGTGAGTTCATATTGGGTTCCCTCGACGCTGCAGCAGAGGTAAATAATCGGGCTGACTATACCTCCATCACGATCTGGGGCGTGTTCTATCGCCCGGACGAAGCCACCGGGGAACGGGTGGCCAACATCATATTGCTGGAGTCTATTCGCGAGCGGATGGAGTTCCCTGAACTGAAAGAGTGTGCCTACAGAGTTTACAAAGATTGGGAACTTGATGCATTCATCGTTGAGAAAAAGTCTGCCGGCACCCAGCTGTACCAAGAAATGCGAGCAGCAGGAGTGCCTGTATCGGAGTTTACCCCCACAAGGGCTACAGGTGACAAGTTCGCACGACTTAACGCTGTGGCTGACATTGTGCGCTCGGGACTCGTGTGGTATCCGGCGGGTAAACGATGGGCAGAAGAATTGGTGGATGAAATCGCAGGATTCCCCTCCTACGGCTCAGACGATCGTGTAGACACCACATCCATGGCGCTGGCGCGCTTCCGCAGCGGCGGGTTTATCCGCCTGCCCTCCGACCGGTGGGACGATGACAATGAGAAGACCTACCATCGCCCACGTAAATATTACTAAAGGACCACGACCATGATCGATAAATCCCTCTCCCCCGCGCCACTCGGCCTTGATGCAATGGAAATGGACAATTTCCCAGAAGACAACCTTGAGGTCGTGATCGAAGGCTCGGACGAAGCCGCCGACGGCAGCATGATGGTCGACCTGACAGAAGGCGAGAAAACCATAACCCAGTCAATGCGGGACAACGCTCCGCACGGCGCGAATTTGGCCGAGCTGATGGAGGAAGATGCACTCAACCGCCTGTCCTCCGACCTGCTGGAAGCGATCGATGATGATATCCAGTCGCGCGCGGAGTGGTCCAAAACATACGTGGATGGGCTGAAATTGCTGGGGCTGAAAACGGAAGACGTAACCGAGCCGTGGGAAGGGGCGTGTAATGTGACCCACCCGCTGCTGCTGGAGTCAGTCATTCGCTTCCAAGCAGAAACCATCACGGAGACATTCCCTGCGACCGGTCCTGTCAAGACCCGCATCATTGGCGACCTGACCCCCGAGAAAGAAGCGGCGGGCCGGCGCGTGCAGGCGGACATGAACGAGGAAATTGTTGACGTGATGACGGAGTACCGCCTCGAGCATGAGCGCATGCTGCTGAACCTGCCCATCGCGGGCTCGGCGTTCAAGAAGGTGTATCACGATCCACTGCTCGGGCGTCAGACGTCGATGTTTGTCAGTGCGGAGGACTTCATCGTATCGTACGGTGCGACCGATCTGGAGACTTGCCCACGGTATACATACCGCGCGCGGCGCACGCCGGACGAAATTGCACGCCTGCAAGACTCTGGGTTCTATCGCGACGTCGAGTTAGGCGACCCAGTACGTGACAATGAAGACGTACGTGAGCAGAAAGACAAGATTTCGGGCATTTATGAGCACAAAGAGTCGCGCCACACCAACTATGAGACGTGCGTTGACCTTGATTTAGAGGGATTTGAGTCAGAAAATGGCATTTATCGCCCCTATATCGTCACTACGGACAAAGATTCGGGGGAAATCCTGTCGATTTACCGTAATTACGCGGAAGACGACGCCGAATTTAAGAAAATCTCCCATTTTGTGCACTATCAGTACGTAACCGGCCTTGGTTTTTACGGTTTTGGCCTGATTCACTTGGTTGGCGGGTTCGCGCAGGGCGCCACATCACTGCTCAGGCAGCTGGTGGACGCGGGCACGCTGTCGAATCTCCCCGGCGGGCTGAAAACCAAAGGGATGCGCATCAAAGGCGACGACGATCCGATCGCCCCGGGCGAGTGGCGTGACGTGGACGTACCGAGTGGCGTGTTAAAAGACAACTTGATGGCGCTGCCGTACAAAGAGCCGTCGATGGTGCTGGCTGGCCTGCTGGAGAAGATCGTGGCCGACGGGCGCAAGATGGCCGCCGTAGCCGAAATGGATATCGCAGACTTCGACTCCAATTCACCGGTGGGTACGACGCTGGCGCTGCTCGAGCGCACGCTGAAAGTCATGTCGGCCATCCAAGCGCGCGTGTACGCCTCGATGAAGCAGGAGTTCAAGATTCTGAAGGCGCTGATTAGCGAGTACGGCTCCCCAGAATATCGATACACCCCAGAAGGTGGCGACCCAGCGACCAAGAAGGCTGACTATGCGCTGGTCGATATCCTGCCGGTAGCAGACCCGAACGCGGCCACCATGGCACAGAAGATTGTGCAAATGCAGGCTGTGATCCAGCTTGCCCAGACCGCACCACAGATATACGACTTGCCTGACTTGCACTCCCGCATGCTGGAGACAGTGGGCATGAAGAATCTGGAGAAATTGATTCCGGCGCTGAAGGGCATCAACGACCCGATCGATCCTGTGTCAGAGAATATGGCGATCCTGATGGGCAAGCCGGTCAAAGCGTTCTTGGCGCAGGACCATGAGGCCCATATCGCAGTACACCAAGCAGCAATGCAGGACCCGAAGATCATGGCGATGATGGGGCAGAACCCACAGGCGCAGATGATTTTGGCGGCGGGGCAGTCGCACCTCAGCGAGCACATTGCGTATGTCTATCGCAATCAGATCGAAGCCCAACTTGGCACTACCCTGCCGCCGCCTGACGAGCCGTTACCCGCTGAAATCGAAGTACAGCTGTCGGGGCTTCTGGCGCAGGCCGCCAAGAAGTTGCTTGAAGTCAACAAAGCAGAAACCCAGCAGCAGCAAGCGGAAGAGTCGGCCAAAGACCCTGTTGTCCAGATGCAACAAAAAGAGCTGGAAATTAAAGAACAGGAAATGCTGAACAAGAAAGACATGGCAGATAAAGAGCTGCAGCTGAAAGCGACCGCACTGCTGATGAAGAATCAGGAAGGCAAGGACAAGCTGAAGGCCGACCTGATGAAAGCGGGTGTTCAGGCGATGGGGCAGCACAGCCAGCGCAAGAGCACCGAGAAGATGGGCATGATCGGGCACATCGTCGGCGCCCACAACGAGAAGCAGCGCCTGTCGTCCCAAGAGCGCGCGCAGCTGAGACAACAAAAGCAACAACAGCAGGCACAGGAAGTTCCATTTACTGAGAAAGGTGGTGACGAATGATCTATATGTTTGACGCCCGGGTGAAGGCTGCAGTGAGCGCAGATATTGCCAACATCACTGCCCAGCTGTCTGAAGGGCACGCCCAGAGTTATGAAGAGTATAAGTTTAAGGTAGGTATCCTGCGGGGGCTACGTATGGCCCTGCAGAGCCTCGACGAAATCGCAATCACACTCAAAGACCAATAGGAGAAGACCATGGCAACGAAGAAAGAAAAACCAGAAGTATCTGTTGAAAACGTATTAGCAGGTTTGATGGAAGAAGTTCTGCAGGCAGTGGAATATGCAAACGACGAAGTAAAGCACACGATCAGGGCGCTCGTTGCCAAGATCAAAACACACCTATAATTTTTTGGAGGAACAATGGATAAGAAAGAACTGAGCCAGCAGGAACTTGAAGACGCGCTTCCAAAGCCGTCTGGCCACAAGATGCTTGTTGCTCTGCCGAAAGTAGCTGACACATTCGATGGTTCGATAATTCAAAAAATTGATTCGACCAAGAATGCTGAAACCATTACCTCGGTAGTGGCACTCGTACTGGACCTCGGACCAGATGCATATCAAGACAAAGAGCGGTTCCCGTCCGGCCCATGGTGCAAAGCAGGCGATTACGTCCTGATGCGCCCATACCAAGGCACGCGGTTCCACCTCAACGGACAAGAGTTTCGTATTGTAAATGACGACGCTGTGGACGGAACCGTAGCGGACCCGAAAGGGTATAACCGTGCTGGATAAGCGCTGTTACACATGCAAAGAAGTTAAGCCTGTTGCATCTTTCAGTAAGTGCAGCAGAGAGAAAGACGGGCTTAATGGTCGCTGTAAGGCATGCGTAAAGGTAAATATCAATAGGGTAAAGGCTGCGGAAAAATATGTACCTGCAGAAAAAGCGTGCACTTGTTGTAAAAAAGTAAAGTGCAGCAGTGAATTTTACCCGAGCAGAGTGACTTCTACAGGGATATCGTCAGAGTGCAAGGATTGTAGCGTCCGTAGAGCATCTATGTATCAGGCAGCAAATAAGCATCAGTGCAACGCTAGAAAATTTAAGTGGAGTGCGGCGAACCCGGAAAAGAGGGCAAAAGCATCGTCCGAATTTACGGCGCGTAATAAGCCCTACTACGCGGCAGCAACTAGCAAATATAGATATACAAAATCTAACGCAGCTCCACCGTGGCTTACTGAGTGCGATTTGTGGATGATACAAGAAGCGTATGACTTAGCGAAGTTGCGTGAGCATATGCTGGGGGGCAAGTGGGAAGTTGACCACATTGTACCAATACAAGGGAAGACGGTAAGTGGATTACACGTACCGTGGAACTTGCAGGTAATACCTATGAATGTTAATAGGCGAAAAAGTAACAAATTAGAAGTTGAATCTCGTGGATATTCCCGCGCTTAAAGGAGAAAAATATGGACCCAGAAAACTTAGTAGAAGACAACACGGAAGTGGAAGTTTCCATTGTTGACGATACGCCTGTCGAAGACAGGAACCGAAAACCGTTAGACCATGATGCTTTGGCTAAAGATGACGAAGCGGAGCAGTACAGTGCCGGCGTCAAGAAGCGGATGGGAGAGCTGCGTCGCCAAGCCCACGAAGAACGCCGTGTAAAAGAAGCGGCCATGCGTGAGCGTGACGAGGCAATTAGCTTCGCTAAGCGAGTCGCTGCGGAGTCGGGTGTCCTGAAGAAAAGGCTTACTCATGGCGAGGCAAGTTACGCCGGTGAAGTGAAGTCGAAAGCGGAAACCACGATCGAAATGGCCAAGCGGAGGTACAAAGACGCGTACGAATCAGGTGACGCGGACAAGATGGCTGAAGCGCAAGAAGACCTCACAAATGCAACAATTGCGAAGTCTAATGCTGAAAAATGGCAAAATCATGCGAATCAGCAAGTAAATGCTTTACAAGAAGACACTAATGATGTATATATACCACAAACGCGTCAAGAAAGTCCTAGACAAGCGCCGGTAGATACACGAGCGAGTGATTGGGCCAGCGAGAATGAGTGGTTTGGGTCTGAACCTGAAATGACTTCATTAGCGTACGGCGTGCACGAAAAGTTACTTAAAGCAGGTATTCATCCCGATGCGGATGCTGACGAGTATTACGAGGCAATCAACTCAGCAATGAGAAAACGATTCCCGGAATATTCTTGGTCTGATTCTGAAACAGGACAGACAACCACGAAACACAAACAGGCTGCCCAGCCTGCTGCCAAAAAACCCATGACTAATGTTGCACCTGTGACTCGTTCGAGCGCAGGCAAAAACAAAGTTGTGCTGACCAGAACGCAAGTCAGTCTTGCGGAGAAGTTCGGACTTACTCCAGAACAGTATGCCCGCGAACTTATTAAATTGAATGGAGCTTAATCATGACCACTAACCGTACCCCCCGTGATTTAACTACGCGTGAAAAAAGTACGAGGCCAGCATCTTGGCAAGTGCCTGATACGCTCCCGACACCGACTCCGCAGGAAGGTTGGGTGTTTCGCTGGATTAGGTCTGCAACACTAGGCCAAGCTGACCCGACGAACATACATCGTTCACGTCGTGAAGGCTGGGAACCGGTCCGAGCAGAAGACCATCCAGAAATCGCCATTATGGGTCTTGGCGCGCAGCATAAGGATGCAGGGATTGAAGTTGGCGGGTTGATTCTTTGTAAAGCCCCAGCCGAGTTTATGCAGCAACGCGCTGCGCACTATTCTCAGCTTACGGAACAGCAAACACTAGCCGTCGACAACAACCTGATGAAAGAAAACGATCCGCGCATGCCTCTGTTTTCAGAACGCAAGTCGTCAACCTCGTTTGGTAATGGCACCAAGTAATTGGGGCTCCCTTTAATAGATAGGAGAATGATATGAGTGCTACTGCAGCTCCGTACGGCCTGAAGCCCGTCGGACTCATTGGTGGTCAACCGTATACCGGAGCTTTCCGGGAATACAAGATGACTGTCAATTCCGCGACCGGTATTTTTAACGGCGACATTGTTGGCCTGAAAGCCGGCCAACCAACCGCAGGTGCCGCATCGCCTACGACCACCATCAGCGACAACACCCCAATCGGTGTTTGCGTCGGTGTTCGTTATGTGACCCCGGGCCTGAAACAACCAATGCACGCACAGTTCTTGCCTGCAGGTGCCATCACTGCTGGCTACACAGATGTGTTCATCAAAATCGTCGATGATCCAGATGTTGTATTCATGGTGCAAGGTGCTGGTTCCATTGATCGTGCTGATATTGGCTTGAATGCTGCGCTGGGTAACTTTGGCGCTGGTTCTACCGTTACTGGCAACTCGAAGATCAACCTCGTCGATCCTGCTGCAACCAACACCCTCGCGATGCGTGTGGTAGATGTTGTGGACAATATCGGCAACGGTTCGGTCCCCGGTGATGCTTACACTGATGTGCTCGTTAAATTTAACGTCGGCGTCCATCAGTATAACGTCGTTCTTGGCCAATAAAGGAGAATACTCATGGCTGCTATTAGTCGTTCGCAATTACTGAAGGAACTCCTGCCGGGACTGAACGCCCTGTTTGGTATGGAGTACAACCGTTATGCTGAAGAGCATAAGGAAATCTATTCGATCGAAAAATCGGATCGCTCCTTCGAAGAAGAAGTAAAACTGTCCGGTTTCGGTGCTGCGCCTACCAAGGCTGAAGGCGCTGGAATCTCCTACGATTCCGCACAGGAAGCGTTCACCGCTCGCTACACACATGAAACCATCGCCCTTGGCTTTGCGATTACTGAAGAAGCAGTCGAAGATAACCTCTACGATTCGCTGTCAGCTCGCTACACCAAAGCGCTGGCCCGTGCCATGGCCTACACCAAGCAAGTCAAAGCTGCGTCCTTACTGAACAACGCGTTCAGTGGTTCGTACTTGATGGGTGACGGCGTGGCTCTGTGTTCGGTATCCCATCCAACCGTCGGCGGCGCCGTAAACGCCAATACCCCGTCGGTGCAGGCAGACTTGAATGAGACTTCGCTGGAAGCAGCAATCATCCAAATCGCCGGCTGGAAGGACGAGCGTGGTCTATTGATCGCTGCTAAACCAGTGAAATTGATTCTCCCACCTGCGCTTCAGTTCGTTGCAACTCGCTTGCTGCAAACCGAAGGCCGCGTAGGTACGGCAGACAATGATCTGAACGCACTGAAAACCAATGGCGCCATCCCCGGCGGCTATTCCATCAACCACTGGCTGACAGACACCAACGCTTGGTTTATCAAAACCGACGTTCCAAACGGCGCCAAAATGTTTGAGCGCGTGAAGTTGGCTCAATCGATGGACGGTGATTTTGATACCGGCAATGTAAGATATAAAGCTCGCGAGCGTTATAGCTTCGGTATCTCCGATCCGCTGGCCATGTGGGGTTCGTCAGGTAGCTAATAAGTCTTTAGTATTTAAAGGACTGTTTAAACCGCCCTTCGGGGCGGTTTTTATTTGTGTGTTACACCGCATAAATTTATTGACAAAATGAGTTAATACACGTATAAGTATTTTAACGCTCAGACTGCTTAACCTAAGCAGACTCGGTAGTAGACTGAGCCCCTACAACACTACCAAAGGAAATTATCATGTCTAGGTCTACGTTCTCAGGACCAGTCGCGCCCACAAATGGCTTCGAAGGCAACCTCACAGGCAATGTCGCCGGTGTAGTAACCCCTTCAATCTCCACCATCGCAGCCCTTCCCGCAGCCGCAGCAGGCAATGCTGGTCAAATTCGCCTTGTTAGCGACGCTGTTAGTGGCGCAGCTGCTACGCCTGTTGTATCTACCGGTGCAGCATGGATTGACCTGATTACAGGCATCGCTGCTACTGCAACCTAATAGGAGAACGACATGAGTTCGTTTTCTGAAACAATTACCGCAAATGGTGCCACTCCAGTTCTAGGGAAGTGGTTCGCGCTGGATTCAAAGCAACCGTCATGTGAAGTGGGCATTGGTTGCACTGTGACAGGGACCGTCACTTACGCCGTCGAGCACACCTACGACGATGTTTTGAATCCTTCCGTTACGCCTGTTGCGTTTACTCACGCGACGATAACCGGCAAATCTGCCGCGTTTGAAGGTTCCTACTCGACCCCCGTAAAAGCGTTTCGTGTAAAAACGACTGCTGGCACAGGGACGGTGACAATCAAAGCAGTTCAATTTGGAGTCTGATATGGCCACAAAGAAACCTAACCCATTCATGAAAATGATCGCGGAAAAGAAAGACAAAGCAGGCGACAAAAAAGCCGGCTTGAAAGAAGGTAGCAAGAAGGACATGGCTACTGACAAAAAGAAGGGCTTCGCTGCTGGCGGAGGCGTACCACCAATGCCGCCTAGCCCTGCTGGCGGGCGCGCGTTCCCCGGGGTAGGTCGCGGGATGGCTCCCTCCAGCCCCAGTCGCCCTAGTTTTTCTAGTTCTCCGCGTCCGTCAGCACCCCCCGCACCTCCTGCTGGCGGCGCACCTACTGCGCCCCTCCGTCCGAGCTGGTCATCCCCCAGTTCAGGCAGCGCGCTAATAGGGAAGAAGGTAGGCGCTGTGGGAATGGGAATGGGCATGAAAAAAGGCGGCAAGGTAAAGGCAAAAGGTAAGTGCTAAACAAGCGGGGGATTCGTCCCCCGTCTTTTTAAGGGAACGTGATGGCTACAGCGACGTACACGATGGACCTAGCAGAAATCATTGAAGAGGCTTTCGAGCGCGCTTCGGGCGGTACACGCGAGCTGCGTTCCGGGTACGACTACAAGACAGCAAAGCGCTCACTGAACATGCTGATGATGGAGTGGGCGAACCGCGGATTAAATTTATGGACTTTCGAAGAAGGCTCAGTCGCGCTCGTACAGGGCACAAGTGCCTACGTCATGCCAGCGGACACCGTGGACTTGATCGAGTTTTCTATCCGGCAGAATGAAGGCACGACCAATCAGACCGACCTACCGATGCAGCGAGTATCCGTTTCTACGCATGCGGCGATACCAAACAAGCTAGTGCAAGGGCGCCCGACACAGGTGTTCGTGCAGAGGGGCGTAACCGCCCCCACAGTCAACGTATGGCCCATCCCTGACACAAACACCTACAAGCTGGTGTACTGGCGCCTACGGCGCATACAGGACGCTGGTGAGACGGGTGCCGCGACAATGGATGTACCGTTTAGATTCGTACCTGCGATGGTCGCTGGGCTGGCGTTTCATATCGCCCAGAAAATTCCACAAGGTGAGGCTCGCGCGCAGCTGCTGAACGCAGCTTATGAGCAGGCGTTTTCTCTGGCGGCAGATGAAGATCGCGATAGGTCAACCATCCGATTTGTCCCAAGGATACGGCGATGAACAAGTTTGCATCCGGCAAGCACGCGAAGGGCACATGTGATGTGTGTGGCTTCACGACGAAGATGAACGCGCTGAAGGCGCTGATTGTGAAGGGGAAGACGACGGGGGTGCTCGCTTGCGAGCCCTGCTGGGTCCCAGACCATCCGCAACTTCATATCGGAGAACGTAAGGTGGTAGATGCTCAATCCCTGCGCCGGCCACGCCCAGATGTATCCAGAGAAGCGTCGCGCAACATCGCTTGGGGTTGGAACCCGATATGTGGAGCAGCAGCAGTATCTGAGATAGGACAGGTCACAGTATGAATTACACCGAACTCGTAGCATCGATGCAGGACTACCTACAGACAGACGAGGCTTCGTTTGTCACGCACATCCCTACGTTTGTGCAGACGGTAGAAAATCGCATCTACAACGAAATACAGCTGCCGGCTTTACGCAAAAATGCTGTAGGTGAGTTTACTGACGGAAATCGCTACCTGACTTTACCTGACGACTTTCTAGCTCCGTTCTCACTGGCAACGATCGATCCGACAACAGGCGTATATAACTATGTGCTGTTTAAAGACGTGAACTTGGTACGTGAAATGTATGCTGACCCGACGGTCAAGGCGGTGCCGAAGATTTACGGGCTGTTCGATGCCAACACGGCCATAGTCGGGCCAACGCCAAACAAGGACTTTGGGGCCGAGCTGCACTATTTCTACTACCCGGAGAGTCTGGTCACTGCCGGCACAAGCTGGGTCGCCACGAACTTCCCATCAGTAATTTTGTATGGCTGCCTGTCTGAAGGGTATCGCTACCTGAAGGGCGACGAAGCCATGCAGAAAGTGTACGACGAACAATACAAAGAGGCACTTAGCTTGCTGCGCAAGTTGGGTGAAGGACGCAATCGCGGCGACGCGTACCGCGACGGGCAGGCGAAGCTAAAAGTTTCGTAAGGAGAAAGACATGGCTTTTAATGGATCGACATATTGTGTGAGCTACTTGAAGGAGCTGATGCTGGCAACGCACAATCACGCCGTCGGAGGGAACGTATTCAAGATGGCGCTGTATACCGACGCTGCAACGCTGGACGAGACAACGACTGTCTACTCTGATGTGGACGAAATCGTTGGCACAAGCTACGTGGCGGGCGGGATAACGCTGGTGAATATTGATCCTGTCGCGAGCGCAACGAAAGCCTATACCCAGTTCGAGAACCCTGTGATTCTGAACGCCACAGTGACTGCTAGAGGGGGGCTGATTTACAACTCAACCAACGGCAACAAGGCCGTGGCGGTAATCGATTTTGGGTCGGACAAGACGGTAGTAGGCGCTGATTTCACCATCACAATGCCTTTGTTTACTGATACAACCGCACTGCTGCGTATAGCTGCAGCATAATTAGGAGAGCATCATGGCAGCATATAATAAATTTCTAGATTTCTCAGAGCAACTTATCAAAGGCGTACACGACTGGGACGCGCATGTGTTCAAGGTTGCGCTTACCAACGTACTACCTGTAAATACGCAGGTATCACTTGATACCGTCACTGCACACGCCGCCCCTGCTGCGGCGAATGGGTACTCGGCAGGCGGCACCGCCACGACGATCGCAGTCAGTGAGGCGGCTGGCACCACGACGGTTACAGGCACGCAGGTAGTGTTTACAGCGACAGCTGGCGGCATTGGCCCGTTTAGATACGCCATCGTATATAACGACACGGCAACTTCACCTGCTGATGCGCTGGTATGTTGGTTTGACTATGGGGCGGCAACAACGCTAGCTGTGAACGAAACATTGACTGTTAAATTTAATGACGCTAGCCCCGGCGCGATCTTAACCTTGGCGTAATGGAGTAAAGCATGGCTCTTATCATTGCCGACCGCATACTAGAAACGTCAACCACGACAGGCACTGGCGCGCTCACGCTCGCGGGGGCCAAGACTGGTTTTCGCACATTCGCCTCAGTATGCTCCGTTAGTGATATGTGCTTTTACGCTATCCAAGCAGAAGATGTTTCTGGTATCGCTACTGGGCAGTGGGAGGCTGGGCTCGGCACATATTCAAGCGCAAACACGCTTACGCGCACAACCGTGTACGCATCCAGCACAGGCACAGCGGTATCGTTCTCGGCTGGAACGAAAGCCGTATGGCTTGATGTAACTGCGGCGCAGACTACGATGATGTGGGATATGGCTAACAATTCACTGCCATTTCAGGGAGGCACGCTGACTGGTAGTTTGAATTTTTCTGGTGTTGGAGCAAGAATTACTGGTGATTTTAGTAACGCCACTGGTGCTCTAAGAACCTCGTTCCAGTCGAACGTAGTTAATGGAACAACCTTGCCTTACATAATCCCAAATGGAACCGGAACAACCGCAGGTATTGTTGCCACAAATTCTTCTGACCCCACTAATTGCTCATTCGGCGCTTTCTTAACAAATGGCGCGACTGATGTTCGCATCCAGTCAGGCGCATTTGGCACAGGCACTAACCTTCCATTAGCCTTTATCACAAGTGGTTTAGAGAGACTACGGGTTGGAGAGAACGGCGCATTGGCAACTGCCGTTAGTGAAGCAGGTTTGTACACTGGTAGAGGAGTCCTGACGGATATATATGGGTATGGCGGTATTAAATTTTATGATGAAACAAGCGGCAATTTAGAAATCTACTCCCAAAGAGCAAGTGCCACTTATGGAAATATTAAATTTACCACAACCGCGACGCATCTGGAAAGATTACAAATTGAGTATGGGGGAATAGTACGTCCCGGAGGAAACAATACACAATCGCTTGGGTCTGCGTCTTACCGCTGGTCAACCGTGTACGCAGGCACTGGAACGATTAATACGTCCGACGCGCGAGAAAAGACAAGAGTACGTCCTCTAACCCTTTCTGAAATCGCAGCAGCGAAACAACTTGCAAGCGAAATCGGCGCATTCCAGTTCCTTTCGGCAGTAGCTGATAAAGGCGATTTGGCGCGTGAGCATATTGGTATGACGGTGCAACGAGCCATAGAAATCATGGAATCCCACGGTCTTGACCCATTCAATTATGGGTTCATTTGCTATGACGCATGGGAAAAACAAACCTTAGAACATCCGGATAGCTATGAGCAAATTCAAATGCCAGAAACTGAAACAGAGCCAGCTCGAACAGGGAACGGTGCCTTAATTAAGGCTGCTTGGACAGAAACGCTTCTTGAAGCGGGTGATCGCTATAGTTTTAGATCAGATGAATTACTGTTATTTGTTGCGCGTGGATTTGAAGCAAGACTTGCTGCATTGGAGGCAAGGCCATGAGCTTCATTCTCAAATGGCTCACCTTCGCTGTCGTCCTGCTTGTATGGGGATTTGCCACCCTCCTTTCCACGCTGATCTATATTCCCTCCCTACTTGTCATCGGCTGGATACTCGCCGCTTTCTGCGACGAAGATGGCAACCTGATCTACGGACGCAAGCTATGGCAGACCTTCGATGCGTCTTGTGATGAAGGGCGTAACTGTCGTCAACGTGAGCTTGCTGCTGGACTAGGTGGTGATACATGGACAGCCTTCAATGCCTTCCCGCTAACCGCTTGGGAAGATTATAAAAACCGCGCATTATGGCTTTTCCGTAACTCCTGCTACGGCTGGTCTTACTACGTTTTCGGTATCCCTTGGGTGAAAGCCGACTGGACGATTCATACCTACGAGGACACACCAGAGCGCACCTTCTTCTTTGCCACTTCTGGCTACGCTTTCAATTTGTACTACCACGGCAGATGGGGTATGTATAAGCTAGGCTGGAAAGCTTGGAATGTCCATACAGTAGTTGCTGGTATAGCTATATTCACTGATAATGCCGGCATGGGCGGGTTAGGTAGAATCCCATTGGTTATCTCGGCAAATCCTTTCAAGAGGAAATAAAAAGTGCTAGGTTTACGCCCCTTATCAGCAAGCCCTATACGCGCCATTGTACGGCAGCTGTCGGTATCGCTTGAGGCCGGCGCGTATGTAGTTTCTGGGACGTCTAGTACGGCAGTAAAAGCTAGAATAGTTTCTACTAATGCGGGTGTATATGCAGTAACGGGTGTCCAGAACTCGTTAGTGCGAACTAGAATTCTAACTACAGTGGTTGGGTCGTATACCGCCACAGGTGCCGCAAACACACTTACGCTGGCAAGAAGGCTCCCAACGGTAGTTGGGGGGTACGCCATATCAGGCGCCCAAAACTCATTCACGCGCACACTAGCGCTCGCTACAGCTACGCGGGCATATACCATATCAGGTGCAGGTAGTACAGCTGTGCTAGGTATAGTGCGCACCACTGCCACCGGCGCATATGCAGTTACAGGCGCTCAGAGTTCATTCATACGCTCGCTAGTTCTACCGGCAGCAGTGGGTAGCTACGCAACTGCAGGTGCAACGGCGGGGCTGCGGGTTGAGCATATACTCCGCACGGCTCCACAGGCATACTCTATAGCAGGAGTTTCTGTCGGCGTAACAGTCGGAAGAGTAAGTTCAACTACCGTCGGCACGTATAGTGTAGTAGGTATCCCTTTAGTATTTTTACGTGGAACTGCATTACAAGCATCCGCTGGCATATACGACATTCAAGGCGTACAAGCAACAATGGTGCGCGACTGCCCATTGCCATTAGAAGCGGGCATATATTCTTTTGCTGGATATCCTGTAGGTGTAGCACTCGCAATTTACCCCGCAGGAGTAGAAGCCACAGCGACAGCTGGTGTAGTGGGCGCTGCTGGTAGGTTTGATATAGATGGCGTACTAGCACTGTTCTCGCTGGGCGGAACGCACGTACATGTGCCTTGGTATTCTGCGCAGGACCAGCAGGTCGGTCCGTGGGGTGCAGTTACAGACGCGCAAAGCAATGTATGGAGCGCAGCACAGGATTCTCAGGCAAATGCGTGGGTAGACGTGAATGATTCGCAAGCCGGCGGCTGGACCGCTGCCCCTGAAACCCAATCTGGTTCTTGGAACCAAATAAATACACAATAGAGGACAATTATGGCTTCAGTAATATCTCCACTTCTACGCCTTGAGCTGATGGCTACTGGCGAGAAAAGCTCCACATGGGGCCTTACCACCAACTCTAACCTGAAGAACGTGCTGGAATCGGCCATCGCCGGCATATCTACATTCGCAGTGCCTCACACACTGACAGTGGCAAACAATGCACCAGATGAAGCCCGCAGTGCGATTCTAGTCGCGACCGGAGCCATCGGTAGTGCTCAGAAAATTACAATCCCTGCAGTCAGTAAAGTGTACGTGGTGCGCAATGCGACGACGGGCGGGTTTGCAGTTACGATCGGTACTGCTGCGGGCGACTTAGCCATAGTCCCATACCAAAGCACAATGACAGTGTACTGCGACGGAGCTAATACCTATCCAACCATTGACATGGGGCTAGTAGAAGCTGCAGCTGCTTCGCTCGCCCTTAAAGCCCCTCTAGCCAGCCCGACGTTTACCGGCACGGCTACGTTCTCTGGCACTGTAGCGGGCATCACAAAGACCACAGTAGGACTAGCTAACGTAGATAACACAACGGATGCACTGAAGCCTGTCTCCACTGCGCAGGGGGCAGCCATTGGGCTGAAAGCCAATCTAGCATCGCCGACATTTACCGGCACTCCGAAATCGACCACGCCTGCGCAGTTCGACGGCACTACAAACATTGCTACCATGGAAGCGGTCCAAGAGGCGCTTGGCAGCCTTAGACCAGATGTTGCTTCATACTCCGCAACTAAGACACTGACCGCTGCGGATGTAGGCAAGTCTATTACACTCGGGGGTACCGCAGCATGGACCCTGACTCTACCGTCGGGCGTAAACGCGCCTAGCGGAAGTGCCGTACACCTGTACAAAACAGGCGGTGCTGGTACTGTGACAGTACGGTGTGGCGGGACAGATACCATAATTACATCTAGCGGCGCAACCCCAACCAGTATCGCGCTGGAAAACGGGGCAGACGTTATGTTAGTGAAACATGGCGGGCTGTGGATCATACGGGGTGGGTCTGTCAGGCTTAGATATGCTCCAGATTTCGATAGCACTTTCGCTTCTGCAGCTGGCAGTATGTCATTCCCCAACGGATTCACTATGCAGTGGGGCGTGCATAGGTTCACACATGCAAGTGCTGGTACGCTGAATGCACTCATAACACTAGAGCACCCGCAGTCTATGTTTTTTTACTGTGACGCAAACGTAGAAACATCTACACCCAATGCATACTACGCATCCGCAATTATGCACTCTGCGACTCAGCTAAGAGTGTATTCCTATAACGCTGGGTATGGCGACGTAGATGTGAAGTATTGCGCGTTCGGGATTAAATCTTAAATTACTGCTAAGAATAATGGTGTGGCAGCACACAAATACCTAAAGAGAATTATTATGTCAGCACAAGTAGAATATCAAGTAATACTTAATTGGCTAGGTGGGGCCATCTGTGTTCTTGGTGGATGGTTCCTGAATAACTTAGATCGCAGGTTTCGTGATAATGAAGTCGTGCAAAAGGGGCACGGAGACAAGATTCAGGCTATCGAGTTGCTTGTCGCCGGCGACTACGTGAAACGTGAAGATCATGAGAAATACATGGCCGCTATTTTCAAGAAGCTAGACGCCATCGAGGATAAAGTTGATACCGTCCAAGTGGGGGTAGTAGCAGAGTTAAACGAAGTTAAACTTAAATGCGCAGTCGTACACGGAGGACCTAATGATAACTCCCGCCCAGCTCGTTGAAATTTATGGATGCTCTTATGAGCGTGCGAATCGGTACGCCGGCCCGCTGTCAGCTGCCATGGATAGGTTTGGAATCACATCTATAGCGAGTGTGTGCGCCTTCATCGCGCAGGTGGGGCATGAATCAGGGCGATTGCGGTACAACAAGGAGCTGGCTAGTGGTGCCGCGTATGACACCGGAAGGCTTGCAGAGCGTCTGGGAAACACACCAGAAGCTGACGGCGACGGCCAGCGCTACAAAGGGCGAGGTCCTATACAGATAACGGGTACAGATAATTATATTGCTTGTGGAGCCGCACTTGGGCTAGACTTGATTGCGAATCCTGAACTGCTGGAAACCGCTGAGTATGGCTGCGCTGCTGCTGCGTGGTTCTTCTCTGACCGTGGGTGCATCGAGGCCGCTGACGCCGGCGACTTTAGGAAAGTAACGAAGATCATCAACGGCGGGTACAACGGTATGGAGGACAGGGAAGAGCTGTTCGCCAACGCACAGGAAGTATTAGGAGGATGATATGACTAAGGCTGAGTTGAAAGAATATGTCATTGCGCGTCTGACTGAGGCTAGCACATGGCAAGGCATCGGATTCCTTGTGGCGCTGACAGGATGCAAGGCAGGGCTAGGACTAGACTGGGGGCAGGCTGCTGGGCTGGGTGGCATCTTATCTGCGGTGCTGAAAATGATGTTCCCTGATGCACGACCAGAATCGGAGAAACCCAATGTTGAATCTACTTAACCCCGGAACATGGCTTGTCGCTATACTGGCGCTCGCAGTATCTTTCGGTGCCGGCTGGATGGAGAAGGGCAAGCGTGTAGAGGCGGAAAAGGCCGTTGCGGCGAGTATAGCGAAGGACGAGGCGTTATCGAAGGAGCGGCAGGCGCGCGACGCGGTGCAGGCTACGGCAGCTGGGTATCAACTTAAACTCGCAGAAAACCAGAAGAGGTCAGATGATGAAATGTCTAAACTTAGAAAAAAACTTGCAGCTATGCCTGTGTGCGCTGTGTCTGGTGATACTGTCGGGATGCTCTACCCCATGGGTGCAGTCAGCCTGCCCGGAAGTACCCCCGCTGGACTCCGCACTAGCAGCTTCCCCGCGTATGCTGATTCTACCTGTGCAGCTCAACTCGAGCTTGCCGCCCGCAACTACAGAGAAGTCTGCATCCCAAACGCCGAGCAATTGATAGGCGTGCAGAAAGCGTACTCCGACGTACAGCAGCTGTTTAAAACTAAGAAGTAGCTTATTTGACAGGGTGTGTAGGTGATGGTACTATCCGCACCATGAAACGTACAAACCTACACCTACCTCAGCAGCAGCTAGACGCACTTGATGCACTGGCCCAGAAACTCGGTATTTGCCGCGCAGAATTGATCCGCAAAGCGATACAAGATTTTCTTGACCAGCGTTAAAACTTGCGCTATTTGTTGTTCTAGTGTAAATTAGCCTCACCGAAAGGCTGCATCACTACCTCGGGCGCTTATAAAACTGTCTCAACTACTCATAACAGACATGGCGCTCCAGAAACTAGACATTAAACCCGGGGTTTTCAGGAACAATACCAATTACGCATCGGAGGGTAGATACTACTCCTGCGATAAGGTACGCTTCCGCGCGGGTGTCCCAGAGAAGATTGGTGGATGGGCTAAGAGTAGTGAGGGCACTTATGTTGGAGTCTGCCGAGCATTGTATGGCTGGACCATGCTTTCTGGTATACCTCTCGTTGCGCTCGGAACTACCAAGAAATACTATATAGATGATAGTGGCACGCTCAGTGATATTACACCAGTCCAGCGCACTGCCACTCTAACAAATGCCGCGCTGTCAGTTACGGCGGATAGCCCAACTCTACGCATCGCAGATACCCACACGGCAGGTCTGGGTGACTATGTAACTATATCAGGCGCTATTGGGTTTGGTGGAGTAGCCGCAGCGGAGATAAATAAAGAGCACATAATTACTGCGGTCGATGCATCCTATGTCGAAGTAACGCTGGCAGTAAACGCGACTTCCACGGCAACGGGCGGAGCGGGTGCTATCTCAGTAGCATATCAGCTCAACATAGCGCCTGATACGGGCACATACGGGTACGGCTGGGGGGCAGGCATATGGGGGCACGAAACTTGGGGCTCTGCTGCTTCTGTTGGAATACCGTCGCAACCTCGGCTGTGGGCACAAACATCATTTGGCGAAATACATGTGTTCGCTCCAGTTGGTGGCGCTATCTACTACCACACAGGGTCAAATCTGGCAACGAGGGCCCTGCCGCTTACAGGTATGGCTGGTGCAAGTGATGTTCCGTTGATGTGCACTGATCTGATTATGTCTCGCGCCGATAGGCACCTGATTGCTTTCGGATGCAATACCATAGGCGCCACCGCACAGGACCCGCTGCTAATTCGTTGGTGTGAGACAGAAGATTTGGCGAACTGGACCCCGACACAGACTAATGCCGCTGGCGATCTACGCGTCGGTGCGGGCAACGCCATCATCTGTGCAGTAAGTGTGAAGCAAGAGATTCTGGTGTTCACTGACGGCTCGCTCCATTCAATGCAGTACGTCGGCGCCCCATATACCTATGGCATCACGCCAGTAGGAGATAACATTTCCATCGCTTCAAAGAACGCAGTAGCCACGGCAAATAGCATAGTCTACTGGATGGGAGTGGACAAGTTTTACGCCTACTCTGGCTCTGTCAACACACTCCCATGTGACCTGCAAGAATATGTGTTTTCAGACATAAACACAGAGCAATTAAGTCAAGTATGCGCTGGCACTAACGAGGGGTTCAGTGAAATCTGGTGGCACTACCCCTCAAAAGATAGCCAAGAAGTCGATCGGTATGTCGTATTCAATTACCAAGAGCAGTGCTGGTACTACGGCACTATGGGGCGTACCGCATGGCTAGATAACCCAAGCCGTAGGTATCCCGTCGCTGCAGCAAATGGATACTTATATAACCATGAGTTCGGTGTAGATGATGACTACTTTGCGCCAATCAACGCGTACATCGAGACGGCTGATTTTGATATTGGTGAGGGCGATCGGTTTGCGTTTGTACGCCGCATCCTGCCGGATGTGAATTTCAACGGGTCTGATGCTGTAGCTCCCCAAGTGACAATGACAATTACGCCGAGGAACACCCCCGGCAGCGCGTACGCCGACAATAATGCAAAGCCTGTTACGTCTACCAACTTGGACATTACACAGTACACAGAGCAGTGCCATGTACGCCTGCGCGGGCGCCAGATGAAGTTCCGCATTGAGAGCAACCAGATCGGCTGCCAGTGGCGGCTTGGGCATACCAGAGTTGACATTCAGACGGACGGTGCCAAATGACAATACCAGCACTTCTCCCTAATATCCCCTCACCGCCAGCGGAGTATAGCAAGGCGTATATGGAGTCTGTCATACAGGCACTCATGCTGCATCTGAGAACTATGAACGCAATCGGGAACATCACAGTGGCGGGTGCCGTGATGACTGCGCTACCAACAAGTGCCGCAGGCTTGCCGGTCGGTACGCTCTGGAATGATGCAGGTACAGTGAAAGTGACATTGCCATGAGTGCCGTAGCCCTGACAGATGGACAGAAGAAGCTGATGGCGCTGGAAGCGCAGATGGCTGCATTGCCACAGCATGTGTTCCCTACTCGCCACTTCCAAGCAAATGGCTTGTATGCCCGTGAAATCGTGATTGCCAAAGGCGTGCTTCTGACGGGGAAAATCCACAAGTTCAGCCAGATCAATACAATTTCGCAGGGTGACATTTCTGTCATGACTGAGGATGGGATAAAAAGACTGCAAGCACCATGTACCTTCGTCTCACCAGCAGGAATTAAGCGTGCAGGGTACGCACATGAAGACACGATCTGGACTACCTATTGCGGTACAGAAGAGACAGATTTAGAAAAACTTGACGACGCTCTTACCGTAACAACATTTGAAGCATATATAGAATTCTGCGCACCAAAGCAGATCGAAGGAGAATAGTATGGCATTCGTATTTTCAGGAATTTTCGCAGGTACAGCCGCCGCCGGAGCGCTAACCTCTGCCGCAGCGATCGAAGCTGCACTGGCCGCCGGGACTATTACCGCTGTTGAAGCTGCAGCCGCTACCGCAGCCCTTGGAACAACTGCCGCAGCCGGTGCAGGTGCATTAGGTACAGCTGCAGCCACAGGAGAAGCGGCAGCAGGTATTGGCGGGATGCTCGAAGGCGGCGCTGGAGTTGGTGCTATAACTGAAGGCGGTATTGGTGCACTAGCCCCAGAAGTTGGGGGTGGTTTCTTAACTGATGCTGCCGCCACAGGTGGCGGAGACTTGGCACTTACACAGGCAGCAACTCCCGGGGAGTATTTGTTATCTGGTGGCGGAGCAGAGACAGGCGGTATGACGGGCGAGATTGTTCCCGCAGCATCACAGTCAGCCCCCACACTTGCAAACAGCGCACCACTCCAAACGATAGGCGAAGGCGCAGGTGAAGTCGGTGGGCTGGGCTCGAACACAGGCATTATGCAAACCGTCGGTGAGGGGGCAGGTGAAGTTGGCGGACTAGGCTCTGGCACACAGAGCGCGGCGGGGAAAACACTTGGCGAAAAATGGGCAGCAATGACCTTAAAAGAGCAGATGCAGACAGGCATGCTTGGCGGCTCTGTTGCGCTTATGGGCCTTGGTGCACTGACCAAAAAAGATGATAAGAAGCGTGCACATGCAAAGCCGTATAACAGGCAGTTCGACCCAAGCATGGGCATTTACCCTAGCATGTCTGGGCAGGGGCTGGGGTTCGCTAAGGGCGGCATTGCATCACTGCCTGCTCCGGGGATGGACGCGTACGCAGCAAAAAAGGTAGCCACGATACGTCAGCGGTATCGTTCAAAGGCCGACGCAATCGCTGAGCTTAACGACCCGAACAGTGTGGTTGTGCAAGCAGGTATCAATTCTGCAGACGACCCACTATTGCAGCAGGCTTTCGGGTACACGTCCAGACAAGGAAAACAAGTTGAAAAAGGTCCACAGTACATGGCTGGTGGTGGCATGGCTGGTGATGGCATGTCAGACAGTATCCCCGCTACAATCGAGGGGCGCGCCCCAGCAAGACTCGCTGCGAACGAATACGTCGTACCCGCAGATGTGGTCAGCCACCTTGGCAATGGGTCCTCAGACGCAGGTGCACAGCAGATGAATAGCATGGTCGCCCGCATCAGGAAGGCCCGCACCGGCACCACGAAGCAAGCACCGAAAGTCAGCCCGAAAAGGTTTATGCCTGCATGAAACTCTACGCCATTCCACATGACAAGCTTTTAGTCGTGTTTCTCGAAATCGCACAATGGATGCCGAAGGCGGCTTCATGGCAAAGTTTCGACCGTGAGAATGGTGGATATAGGGCTGAGCATGTAGCTGCAGAAATATTTTCAGGTGAAGTATTACTGTGGGTTTTATTGGAAGAAGACACTGAGAAAGTTCTTGGCTTTCTTACGACAAAGATAGTACAGCGCTCAGCAGGCAAATGCCTGAATGTTGTGCACTGCGCAGGTGAAGAAGGCTGGTTAGAAGCCTGCATGGATATGGTGTTTGAAACCTTCGAATCATTCGCGCGGGACGCCGGATGCGTAGGGATTGATTTTTTAGGGCGCCCCGGGTGGGCGCCGTTTGTGAAACAGCGCGGGTATAGCAAGACACCGCATGTGAATTACTACAAAGCGATTTAAGGAGAATATTATGGGCGGCGGCGGATCAACAACCTCTACCAGCTACACCTCGAGCCTGCCAGAGTACGCAGAGCCGTATTTCATCAACATGATGGACCGCGCCGAGAATGCGTCATTGCAGCCTTACGCTGCCTATCAGGGCGACCGTACTGCGAACACCACAGCAGCCCAGCAGAGCGCCTACAACCAGATTGGCGGCCTACAGGAGCCCGAACAGTTAGGACAGGCCACAGGGCTCACACAGGCAGCCACAGCTGCCTCTCTAGCTGGTACTGGCAGTTATCAGAGCCAAGACGTCAACTCGACGTACGACCCTGAGCAGTTCGGTGCGCAGCAGGCAGCGCAGTACATGAGCCCGTACCAGCAGAATGTGACTGACTCGGCCATCGCTAAAGCCCAGAATATGTACATGACTGAGCGTAACGGGCGCGACGCCAATGCAGCGAAAGTTGGTGCGTTTGGTGGCAGTCGTCAAGGGTTGATGGAGAGCGCAGCGCTGAACAACTTCAATACTCAGGCATCTGATCTACAGTACAAGGGCATGCAGGATTCTTACACGAACGCACAGCAGCAGTTCGGTGCAGACCGTACCGCCCAGCAAAACGCCGCACAGATGCAGCTGGCCGCAGACACATCCAACCAGAGCGCAGACGCACAAGCAGCCCAGATTCGCCAGTCAGGCTACAGCGCCGCACTACAGGGCGCGAACCAGCTTGGAACTCTCGGAGCGACGGAACAGCAGATGGCACTTGAGCGTGCTAATGCCCTGAACACGGTGGGCAAAGAGCAGCAGGCGACGACGCAGAAAGACCTTGACCAGCAGTACGCTGACTTCACAAATGCCCGCGACGCCGAGCGCAACAACCTGACTTTCTACTCAGGCATCCTGCGCGGTACAAACGGTGTACTCGGCCAAGATTCGACGACCTCGGCACCATCGCCAAGCATGGCATCGCAATTAGGTGGTCTGGGCATTGCAGGCGCAGGCTTGTACGGCACAGCTACTAAGTAAGGGGAATAAAAATGAATCCAATGAAGGCGTACGAAGTAGCCAAGTCCATGCCACAAGAGCAGCTTCTGGCGGCAATGAAGGGCAAGCTCCCCGAGGTGCCAGCGTATATCGCAGCATCTGTCATGCAGGAGCAAAAGAAAATCAGGGATTCAGCCCAGAGTCAACCCCCCGCTGACACGCGAACAGTCATGCAGGAGCTGGAGGAAGGAGCCCAGCCACAACCAACTGGTATCGCAGCACTCCCGCAAATGGCCCAAGGTGGTGAAGAAGTTCCTGAAGGCGGGATCGTAGGCTACGCTGCTGGTGGACAAGTATCTAATGGCAACCCCACGCCTGAAATCAGAGAGCAGATGAAAAACGACAAGAGCGAAAAACTCATGTCTGACTACGCCGAGTACAAAGCGAACGGTGGCACGCTGCCGTTGGAAGAATATGCACGCCAACCAAAGGGCTACGCCGAAGGCGGCATGGTGGATGATGATCCTGTCGGTGATATTGACGATCTTGAGCGTGAGTACGCCGAGTACGCAGCAATGCAGGGATTCACCGCACCAGAACAAGCTTCTGCCGCATATACCGCAGCGCCAAGCACAGGGCAAAAGCCTAGTGGCATAGGCACGCTCGCGGACCGCAACAACAACCCGGGCAATATCCGCGACAACGGAAAAACCAAATGGAACGGACAAGTCGGCAGTGAGAAAGGATTTGTTAAATTCGAGTCTCCTGAGCACGGCAAAGCTGCCATGGAAAAACTGCTTGGCAACTACCAGACCAAGCACGGCAAGGATACTGTTGCCGGCATTATCGGGCGCTGGGCACCTAGTTCGGAGAACAACACTGGGTCGTATATCTCCGCTATCGCTAAGAAACTCGGCGTAGGCCCACACGACAAGATCAATGTACAGGACCCAACAACGCGTAGGATGCTCGCATCGGCTATGGCTACGCATGAAGGCTGGTCACAGGGATATGCCGTAGGCGGGCAGGTAGAAGAGGACATGACTGGATGGTCGCCAGAAGAAATCAAATCGTATAACTTGCGCATGACGCCTGCAATACGGGCTTCCAGAGCATTAGATGCACGATACGATAACGCCACCACGCAAGCGGAACGCATGGCGGTGCAGGCAGAGCGCGCAGCTGCGCAAGCGCCTAGTAACGTCAATGGTGGATACAACACCGCTGCAGTATGGCATCCAGACGTTGATGGAGATACCCGTGGGATTTACCCACAGCAGGATATGGATAATCCGTTTTCTGTACAGCCACTATCAGAGGTAGCCCCTGCAGTAACAACACCTAAAGCCCCCGCTGCGCCCGCTCCAGTAAAACCTGCGCCAGCTCCAGCAGTACAAAAAGCAGCAGACACCGTAGCTACGGCGGGTATTCCGGCAGCTGGTGCAGCGGTCGGCGCGGGATTCGATTACGATAAAGAATACAACACATGGAAAAAACGAGTCAGTGATGAAATCCCGAAGCTCGATCCCAAGTATGCCGCACGCAACGAAAAAGAAATGGCAAGATACGAGCGTGATAGAGCCAGAGAAGACGCTACAATATTTGGCATGAGTAATGCTGACCTTATACGGCTTGGTGCTAAAACTTTGGCTGGCACTAATCCGAACCCCCTAGTGAATTTTGGCGAAGGGCTAGGCGCAATGGCTACAGATAAAACTGCAAGACAGGCGCAGTTAGACAAGCGGGGAGACAATCTGTCCCAACGCGACTTACTGCTTGCACAGGCGGAGCAGGCGCGCGCAGCGGGCAATGTGCAGCTGGCCATGAAGTACACGATGGAAGCCAAGAAATACGATGTGTTCGCACAAAGAGCGCAGAACGCTGGAATATCGTCCGACCGTCAGATGTATTATGAGTGGAAGAAGACCAACCCTAACGGTACAATAGAAGAGTTTTATCAAGGCATAAATGGAGCGAAGAACTCCGCTAAAGAACAAGCAAAAGCAGATGAACTATTCGCTAAAGATAAAGACTGGAAACTAATGAATCCGAAGGGGACTAAATTAGACTGGATGAAAGTGAATTTCCCACATCTAGTCCCAGAAGCTGCGGCGGCAGGCGGAAAAGGGTACTCGCTGACCGAGGCCGGTGGTAAGATAACGGCACAACAATAAGGGGCGAACATGTCATACAGAGTTACGTTACCGAACGGAGATTTTGTCGATGTAGATGACTCTGTATCGCATGAAGAGTCACGCGCGCAGATCATGCAGGCGTTCCCCGAGCAGTTCCCCAAGGCTGGTGGGTTCGTCAACAACGCTAAAGCTGGTGCGGCGGCTGGGCTCGGTTCGCTTCTTCGCGCTGGGTCTGAAGCGCTGGATGGGTTCGAAGGTGACTCTGGTGCCGCTGACTGGCTGAAAAAGAAAAGCAAGGACGCGCACAACTACGCCAACTCAACTTTTGTCGCGACGCCAGAAAGCGCTGAAGGCTTCGGCAATATGTTCAACCGCAATATCGCGGAGCCTATCGGCGGTATGGTCGGTGCGTTCGCCCCTACAATGCTCGCCGCTGCGGGTGCTACTGCACTTGCCGGCCCTGTCGCGGGCGCTGCCACCTTCATGCTCCCTCGCATCGGTACAAACTACGGCCAGAACGTCGAGTACAACGAAGCCAAAGGCATCGAGAATGATGTAGGCGGGAACCTCGCATCTGCAGTCGGCATGTCTATTCTTGAGCGTTTCGGTGTCGGACGTATTGTGAATGGTCCTATGGGCGCCGTCGGCCTGCGCACTGCGCAGCGCGTAGCTTCTACCGAGCTGGCTCCGCTTGTACAAGCAGGTAAATTATCTGTAGAAGAAGCCACAGCGCAATTGCCTAGCCTGCTGAAAAACGCTGGTGTGCACATCGTAGAAAACGCTGGGTCTAATGCCGTCATGATGGGCGGTATCTCCGCACTCCAGCGCGCGCAGGCCGGTGAGTCACTGACTGATGGCGAAGCCATGACGCGCTACGGTCACGACCTGAAGATGGCAGCTACGCTGGCACCGGTGTTTGGTCCACTGCATGCGGGGCGCAGGGGTGCTAAGGGTGAGCTGGAGAAAGGTGCAGAGGGCTTCCGTAAGAATTTTGCAGGCCCAGACGAGGGATACAAAGAGCCGTATAGGCAGAAGATGGCCGACGAGTCGGCACAGCGCGAAGCCGAGTATGCACCGTATCTTGATGAAGTTGAAGCCGCTCGCGCTGCTAGCGAAGGCTCCGTCGCAATGCCTCCAACACGGGCTGAGCGCATGGCAGCATTTAATGCCGAGCAACTGGCCCTATCAGAAAAAGCTGCCAGAGGTGTAGTAGGCGACCATACGCCGTTCGAAGCAAACAGTCAGTGGACTAGGGCTGAAGATGCCAAGGCTGCGTTTTCAGAAGCTACGCCAGACCTGATCGGACAGTACCGCCCCGGGGAGAAAACACTACCTGCACCGACGGAGAACCTTGAGCCGATTATCGACCCACAGAATCCTAAGACGGGGAAAGTGGTTGGATATAAGCCAGCGGAAACACCGCGCCCAGACTTCGCACTTGAGCCATCGAACAAGCAGGTGCAGGGTGAAATGTTCTCGACGGTGCCAGAGCAGGGGCTAGTATCTAGGACTGCTGGTAATGGGCTGCTCGATTTCGCAAAGATAACGAAAGCAGATGATTTCAAAGGTGTAGTAGCGCCGCAAACGCGCGCAAAACTAGCTGGGCTCAACGAGTCGAAGTCTGCTGATGTGCAGAAAATCATCGACACACTGCGCGCATACAAAAATATAATTAAGCGAAAAGATGGCAACACTGAAGAGTGGATGTTAAGAAATCAAACCGTAGACGAAAGAATAAATTTCTACGAGCAGAGGCTCAACGATATAACCAGAAACGAGACACAGCTGGAAATGCTGTCTACCGCCGTGCGCGGTGAAGGCCGTGAGCTGTTCGATGCGACTGATGGTAGCGGCACTACGAAGGCAGACCCATATCCACGTGCAGCAAGTGAAGGTGCACCGCGCGGAACAGGCAGAGAATTATTTACAGCAGCCCCTGAAGCATTGGCGAAGACACTTACACCGGAGGGTAAAAATGAGCAAAGACCTGAAGCTAACGTCCAAGCAGCTGGAGTCGGTGTGGGAGAGCGAGATATTCGACCAACCGCTGCCCCGGAACGTACGACACCTAACACCCTCACAGATATCGCAAGCACTGGACCTGCTGGAGACAATCTACGAGCAACAGAAAAACGCAATAATGCACTGACACCCAACACCATCGCGGGGTTAGCAGAAGCTACCGTAGATGCAAATGGACCGCGCCGTGCAGAAGGTAAGGCTGCTCCGGTAGAGCCTTTTATAGCTGCAAGTGAAGCAGATCGACTATTAAAGCAGGCGGGCATCAAAAACGAGAAGGCACTTGAGGATGGTATGGCGGCCTCGGCGGTTACTCGCGACGGCGAGGAAGTGTTCAGTAGGGCAAAGCTGGAAGCCCATATAGAAGCGCAGAAGCCTACAACAAATGCGTTTACTACTCGCACGTTAGGCGAAGATTTTATTGCCGCCGCCAAGGAAAGAGCGCGGGAGAATGAAAAAGATGATCCCCGCCAGTATGCAGAAGCCAAGCCAGCTGAAGGCCAGCTGCACCCTGAAGTCGCGGTAGCCGTTGGTAGCAAGAAAGGCTTGAACCATACACTCGATGCGATTATCGCGACAGAGCAAGACCCGTTTCTACGCGAAGTGGCGAAGGCGTTGCGCGCGCTCGGGCTGGAGACGAAGCTTAGTGCAGAGCATCTTGGCGAGAACAAGCCGGGAAGTTTCCACGAAGGCGCCGACCGTATCGCGATCAACCCAGCATATGCCGACACCCGTACGATTCTGCATGAAGGTGTGCACGCTGCTACGGCGTGGGCGATCAGTAACCCTGCCAAACTTAACAACCATCAGCGCGCAGCGATACAGAACCTGAAGCAGATTTTTGCACAGTTGAAGCAGGAGAACCCTGAGCTGGCCAAGAAATATGGCTTCAAGAACCTGCATGAATTTGTGGCTGAAGCGTTTACGAACAAAGAGTTTCAGGATGCACTGAAGCAGGAGCGTGGTATCAAGGCTGAGCGCGGTGCGTTTACCAAAATGTGGGACTCGTTCGTGCAGACCATCAGCAAATTGCTGGGTGTGAAAGAAGGCACCGCGCTGCATGAAGTGCTGGATGCCGGTACGCAGCTGTTCGATCGCCGTCGCGGCGAGCATGAAGTGCAGGTGCACTACGCGGAAGCACGACCAGCTACAGTTGGTGAAGTAGAGCGTGTAGGCGCGACGCCAGAGCGCGCAAGGGGAGTTATCGGCGTAACAGCGGACTTTGTAAAAGGTATCGCACACGACGCGGCTAGCGCATTTGATGGGGTGCCACAGGCGCAGATGCGGTCTGCCCTTGGTAAGTGGCTGAGCGATAAAATCTACAACATAGAGCAACGGCTAGGTGACAGACAGGTAGGGCGCACGCGATATATGCCTACCTCTGGCTACGTTACTGATGCCGCCGGCACTAAGTGGAATGCTGCTGCTTGGGAAATCAAGGATGGTAAGGCAGCACCAAGCGCACGCTCGCTTGTGCAGGCCCAAGAATATGGCGTAGGTGTTGCAGAAGCCGCGCTGGCATACGGCAAGGTTGCGTTGAGTAAGGAAGGGATTTTCACGGCCCAGAACGACGCCAACAACCTGCATGCACTCAATGACGCTGCGTGGACAGTCAAGATCGAAGGCGTAACGAACCCGCTGCGGCTGGTCAATTCTATCCTCACACAGTTTTCCCAGATGGAGCATGAGCAGAACCGCTCTAAAATACGCGACGCTGCCCAGAGATTCATAGATGAAGGCAAAGCAGATATCGAGCGCTCTAAGTTGCTGGAAGGCGAAGCCTTGTTTGCCGTACGCACGCAGGGTAAGCGCTCTGTAGCAAAGGGTGAGCAGATGCTTGAGGACTCACCTGAGTACACCCGCCCAGCTGGCATGACGGACGCCACGCTGGAAAAAGCAAAAGAAATGGTTGCAAGCTCACCAGAACTGCAGAAAGTTCTGGAGATAAATCGCGGTATGAACATGAACACCATCCAGCTGTTGCAAGAAGGTGGGGTTATCTCCAAAGAAACTGCGGACCTGTGGCGTGAAAACCAGTATTACAGCCCGATGTTCCGCGTGCGTGAGGACAAGGCACTGAACGAAGCGTTCATGCGCTCCACTGGCAATACCGCCATGAAGAAATTCAAGGGTTCGGAGCGTGAGGTAGATGTTATGTCTAACCATGTGACCCAGCTGGTGTGGGCTGCAGATGCCGCTGTGCGTAACCAAGCCCAGAAAGCATCAGTTGACTTCTTCATGCGCGACCCGAAAATGGCAGAAGAAATAGGCATGCAGCGGGTGCACTCAGCACAGGGAGATAAAACCATCAGCGTACGAGTCAACGGCGAGCAGCAGTTCTATCATGTCGAGGATATCAACGCCTACAAGTCATTCGCTGATGTGCGCGCGGTGCTGCCGGGGTTCATGAAGCCTTTTGAAATAGCAACACACATGTTCCGTGAAGCGATCATGTTATCGCCCGGGGCCCAGATACGTAATATTACCCGTGACCCGATGGAAGCGTGGGCTGCTGGGCACACCACTAGAGGGCTCGTAGGTTCATATGGAGAGTCTGCCAAAATCTTGGCTAAAATATTCCCGGATATGAAGACCACGAACATATCGGCGCTGGGTAAAATATCCGAGGCTGGCGTATTTAAGCATGGCATTACCGGTGTACGCGAGTTGACCAAACAGAGCCGTGAATTGGACGAAGTATTGCGCCGCGTAAGGCAAGAAGAGGGTATCGCCAGTGGCGTAGATATTCCACTAGATAAAATGGATGGGCTGCTGGGCCGACTGCACCACAAAATGCAGGATATTACTCGCGCAGTCGAGGTAGCTCCACGCGAAGCGGTGTACCAGAACACACTGAAGCGCACAGGTAGTGAGCATGAAGCGCGTATGGCGGCGATCAACACCATCGATTTCCGGCGCCAAGGCGACTTTACAGGCATCACATACGCCCGTGCACTGATACCGTTCTTCAACTCACAGATTCAAGGTCTGTATAAAATCCACCGTACGCTGGCGCGCGGCGACTCGATGGGTATGTCCGTAGCAGATGCCCGCGTTGCCATGGCAACCAAGATGCTGATGATGGCCGGCGCCGCAACGATGTACCACACAGTCATGTCTGCTACAGACGACGAGTACAAAAATACCCCTATGGACGTGAAGGCAAATAACTTCGTCATACCGACCCCACTAGGGCAGGTAAAAGCTGCGCTGCCGTTTGAATTTGGCGCACTGGCCTACTCTCTCCCACTGCAAATATTAGAAACCGCTAGCGGGCGCCAGAATATGGGCGAGTTCGCTGAGGGGCTGAAGTCACTGACGATGAAGCAGATGCCGAGCATGAGTGTGGCATTCGCGAAACCGATGGTAGAAGCAAGAACAAACTATGACTTCTTCACAGGGCGCAATATCGAGAGTAAGGCGCAGCAGGGCGTAGCGCCGGAGCAGCGTGTGAACAAGGACACTTCTAAGGTTGCGCAGGGTGTGGGTAAAGCGATGGGCTGGTCGCCAGTGCAGATCGATCACGCATTTAATGGCTACTTCGGCTCAATTGGCAAGCACGTCGTTGGAATCGTGGACTCTATAATCGGTGCTGGCGATGGCAGTGCTGATACCCCATGGCGCCGTACACAAGCAGGCAAAGTTTTCTTCACCGACCCAGAGCGCACCAAGCAAACCGACCAGCTGTACAACCTGCACAAGCAGCTCGACGAGTCATTGAATACGCTCAACCTATTCAAGAAAGATTTACGGGGTAAGGAGTATCAGGATTACGGTTCACGCGAGTCAAGCGTTCCGGGGATCACGAATTTCCAAGCGTCGGCGTACGCCAAGCCGGTTGCAGAAGCGATTAAAAATATCTCTAAGATCAGGCAGAATGAATCCATCGTGAGGCATGGTAGTTTATCTGGTGCGGAGAAGCAAGCGGAGCTGGCAAGACTGGCGGCGCAACGAAACAACATCGCTATGCAGCTAGCCGAGCCGTTACGAGCCCACCTTAATCTGGAATCCCAATAAAAAACACCCCCGGGAGCGAGCTCGACCGGGGGCTGGGACTACAGCTTATGGGAGATAAGCGAGTTAATTATAGCATGCATGGAGAAATACACCATACACGCATGCCGCGCACGCCATTTTCTACTACGCCTTTGATGCCTACGCCGCAGCCGGCTTTGTCTGCCGACTCCTGCAAGGCTCGCCTATCGTGCTTCCAGTTTACGCTTGGTATGAAAAACGAGCTGGTGTAGTACATCAGATGCCAATCCAAGGCAATACACCAGCCGTCAAGTTCAATTCGGCTTCGCCGGTCCTTCTCCTTCTTCGGTAGGGGGAATCTCAAGGTGTACGAGGGCATCATCCCATCCTTCAGTGATGTTGAACCAATACGCTCTGCCCGGAGTAGGCGGGAGCGACGTGCCTGCTGCCATACGCTTCGCATCATTCTTGATGTAGTTGCCTGCTTCAAGCTGCCGGTTCAGGTATGCCTCAAGGTGGATGTTGCGCTCACGGCAGAATTTTCTGAACTCCGCTGCCACAATGTACAGCCGCTTGCACCCTGTCTCATACCTAGCCATAAGCGCGCCGCGCGGGATGCACACCGGTGGAGCACTCAGCCCTGTGCGTTCATCTTTCCGCTCGTCCAGAACGAGGATGTTGGTGATGTTGCTGTTGATGAACTCAGCCAGTACGTTAGCGTCGTTCTCGATTATATCAAGTGCCTCATGGCTTGAGCTGCCGCCCAGACCGGTACGCATACGCTCGACATACTGCAGAATCCATGTGCGCATTTTGTCCATGTCATTGTCATGCAGCCCCAACTCACTCGCGATCTGCCCCGCCACGATGGTAGCTGCAAATGCTGCAGACCAGAAACGCTCGCGGCCAGTAAACCGACCATCACGGTCCAGTGACTCCTGCTCAATTGCTACAAGTTTCTTCACGTGTTCCAGATTCTCGACTACGTACTTCATGAAGATAATGCCAGCATGCCCGTAGTTTGTAAGCAGGTGCGGGTACAGCCGGTCAGCTTCGATCTTGGTAAATGCTGTCGGTGGCGGCACGGTCATTTCAATGATGCGGTACTGCTCACCCTGAGTGCCCTGCCCCTGCGCCTGCAGCATTTCAATCATCGCGCCGTTGGACGACGACACAGCGATAGCGCCCCATGTGGTTGTGTTCGCGCGCTCTGTATTCGATGCCGAGTTCATCCGGTTACTGCCGCGCCCCTGCGTTACCGCCATGGCAAACGCCTTCACGCGCTCGACGGGGGCATTGGTCGCTTCGTCAATACAGATCACGATGTTCTTGTGTACGCCCATCCGGTTAATCACTGCTGCCTGTGTATCGTTATAGGAAAGCAGCAGCGCTTTCGGGTCGCCCCAGATGCTCAGCGCAGCCATCTGTGCAGTCGACTTACCGGTGCCGGAGCCTTCACTGACCAAGTTGACCTGTACACCTGACAACCCTGTGAGCGCCAGCAGCGGACTACCGAAACCGCACATAAATGCGAACGCTTGGGTTTCATGGCCGGGGAGTGCATAGGACGAAATGACTTTCTTCCACGCTTCCAGCGAGCCTTCAGTGTCAAAGAATTTTGTCAGTGGCGCAAGGCTCGGCGCCGACGGACTGTACTTAATAGAATTATGCGCTGTGATTTCCTTGTTGCCGATCACAAACGACTTCATATGCTCGCTCCAACCAAATTGAGTTTTTACCATATCAACCTCCAAATCTTTTGCAAGCGTTTCAAACCATCTGCGCACATAGCTTCTCATGTGAAAAATCTCCTTCTCCCAAAGCAGCATGCCGTTCATATTCAGTATGTCCCGCAACCTGTCAGGCGCACTGATATCGGAAGTCGACATGATGAAATCAATTACCCCGTCTTTCGGGTGATGTACACGACACTGCACCATGTAGCCCTCAGACTCCGCGCGCAGGCGGCGTACCATATAAAAATCTCTGTCATATACTTCAATGTCGCCCGCTTCATCGTCCTTCGGGTTCGGCATGAACACACCACCGTCTTTACCCCTGAAGTACGGAGCCGGATATTCAGGTATCGTATATACAACTTTTTCATCTTCAACAACTTTGTTTTGGTCGAGCACAATGTTGTCTGCTGCGGTCGCCTTCGGCGTATACTCACCAATCTGGATAGGTGACGTAATGTTGCCTGACAGCTTGCATCCCTTGCACAAGTCCGGCCAGTTGGCATTGAACGTCGCGCAGGTATACGGCCCAGCGATCAGTTCTGCTTTCCGTATTGTGGCAACAGGGTCATAGTCCTTGTGGTCCTTGGAAATATTCTGTATCCACAGCTCGCTATCTTCACAAAATTTGGCTATCGACAGACCTGCCCGCCAGCGTGGTTCGTCCATCTTTGCGCGGTTTGCATTGATATCCTTTATCTGTGAACAGCCCTTGCCTGTCTCACTACGCTCAAGCACTAGAGAAAACTTTTTAGGTTTTCCGCCGACAATGCTGCGAGTTATGTCATCGATTTCTATGCCGCGCAGGTACTCTGGTATGGCGAACAGTGGGTCGGCTTCCTTTACTTCAGTCTGGATTTCCTTCGCCACCTTGCCGTACGATGCATCTAATGCGCCTAGAATTTCCTTCTGAGAAAATATAAAAACTTCTCCACGCAGTTTCACCTGCTTCGGGTTGTCTTCGTCCTTCAGGTTCAGCGTGCCGGGAATCCGTAAGATGCGGGCCAGATCGCTGGTCGTGGTCGGGTCTGCATACAGCTTGTGGGTATTACACAACACTTTCAGTTTCTCAGACGCGATCTTGGCCGGCGCCGGTTCCATTGCCGAGTCCATAATCCAGTAAGCATGCACGCCGTTGCCGCTATCGACCGTGACGGGCACAGGCATACCTGTGGTTTTACAGAAAGCCAGCAAGCCCTCCATCGCTTCTATTTTCGTTTTGTACTCTTTGTTCTCGCCCGAATCGATATCCAGTTTCAACGTCTTGACGGAAAATACATTGTCCGCCTTGCGGTTGTCCATATTCTTCAGCGAAGAGGTGCAAAAGTAAGGATTTAGGCCCGATTCACCCAAGCTTACTGCCTCTGCAATAGCCCCATCGATATCTCCGGGCTCGAAGAATTTCTGTATTGGTTGTCGTTTAGGCCGTAGCCCAACTACACACATGTGCCCATCGGGGTCAAGCGCCGCCGACAGCAACTGCCGTGCTGCTTCCATATGCGTGCCCCTTAAAGATAGCTGACTGATTGCAGCTGGGCTCGCTGTTCTGCTGCGGCGCGCAGACGATCATGCTTGTCGCGCATCCGATAAAAAAGTTCCTTCTGTACTGCCGGCCAGTCTTGAAACGCCCCCGTGACATAGACTTGTTGTACAAGTTCTTCATCCGTTAAATGACTTAACTCTGTTTGCATGGTAGTCCTTCTTTTTGTTTGTTATCCAGCCAACGATTTGTATAGTGCCTCGATCTTGTCGAGAACTTCTTTTTTTGGTTTGTACTCGCCGTCGAGATATCCATACAGCGCCGCACGGGTGATGCCGACTTTCTCTGCCGCTTCTACCACTGGAATGTTATTTTGGATGCACCGCTCAACGAGCAGGAATACTGGATTGGTCGGGTCTTGTTGGAGTGCAGCTTCAACCCGTTTGACCAGCATATACGAAAAACCCTTAGCCATATATACCTTTCGAAAAAAAGTGGGCCGAAGCCCACTTTGTCAAACATTAAAATTACTCGTCGTCCCAAGCAGCCATAACATCGGCTGCGGATTTCGGAGCACTAACTGCGGGCTTGGCATCCTTACGGACCACTGCTACTTCCACGACCTCGGTAACTTCTACCACTTCAACCACGTCTTCTGCTACGGAAGCAGGTGCTGGCTTAGGCGCTGGTGCCTTCGGCGCTGATGTTTTTACTGCTGGCTTAGCCATTGCTACTGCTTGTACCGGCTTTGCCTCGACCGATGCTTTGGCGTCAGACTCTTCTTTGATGAAGAAGTCATGCTTGATGGCTTCCTGCGCTTCGTACGTCTGGCCTTGCTCGGTACACTGTGCATACTCTTCTGCGGTCAACGGACGCACTGCGCGGAAGAAGATTTTAGGCGTAGCGGAGTTGGTGTCGAACTCCATTTCAGTGACTACAGCCGTCAGGTTGATGCGGTGTGCCGCGAGTTGCTTGGCGTACGCCTGCAGTGGCATGTCATTACCTTCTGCCTTACCGAACAGCGACTGTGCGGGGATAGACAGCTTGTACACGCTACCGCCGAAATCGTTGTCCAGCACGACTGCCAGATTGCGGCTGAACCGGCATGCGCGCGATGTGCCTTGGCCAGACCCAGCGATATTCTGCGGGCAGGTAGCGCACTTCGATGCCTGTGGGTTCGGCGCTTTTTCGTCTGGCGTCACATCATCACTCGACCAGCACTCAGGAGAAGCATTCTCGCCTTCGACGTAGGCACCAGCATACCAAGTACGCTGCGTGTGTGGCGACGCAGCAACAATAACCACGTTCATCTTGCGGTCGGTGTTCTTGGACACTTCCTCATTACCAGCCATCATGCGCCATACGCCGCCACGGATGGAGATACGTACACCGCCGCCAGCGGAACCCGCCAGTGCTTTGGTTACTGCATCCAGTTCCAGATTCTGAAGGTGGGCCGGGAGGGTGTTGCCATCCTTTGTAAACAGAGTCATTTCTGTAGCCATTTTATTACCTCTTTTAGTTAGTTGCACGACGCACAACGACGTCGTATTTTTGTTCAACATTGATGCCATTTGGTATTTGGTCTGGGTGAGCATCGATCCACTCACCTGTATTTTTCTGCGCTACCCGCACATCGAGCATGCCTTCAACTTTATTCTCGATGCAGAATTGCAGGAACGCATCTTTGTCTGCGGTCCAGAACCGGCGCTTGACCACCCGTGTTGCAGTGCCAAACTCAGTCTTGATCGCCGTGCCGCCAGTCGCTTTGATTTCTTCCTCAATAGCGTGCTTCAGCACATCCATCTGTTCTTCTATAGTGGCTTCTTCCAGTTTGTGCCGCGCGGCCATTTCGGCCTTTGCATCACGCATCTTGACGAAGACTTTCACCATCTTGTCTACGTTACCCATGTTACCTCCCATTTAAACTGCAGTGAATTATTCACCGGTAGATACATCATACATACCTTTCTATACTAAGTCAAGAGTTTTTTAGCTCTTCCCTATACAATTCCAACAGGTCGCGTTGGTCTGCTCCCCGCGTCTCCAACACCTTGTACAACTTCTGCTCGACAGGACTGCCAACCAGCTTTACTACGGTCATGCTATTTACTTGCCCCGGCCTATCCATACGGGCATTGGCCTGATTCCATAATTCTAGCGATGGTACTGGGGTGAACCAAATCGTCGTTGACGCCCTTGTAAGCGTGAGCCCATGCGCCGCAGCGCGCGGTTGCAGCAAGAGCACCTTCATTTCATCTTCATGTTGAAACGCCTTGATAAGCCTGCTGCGTTCGTCCTTACCAACCGACCCATTGATGATGCCGTGCTTAATATGGTGCTTGTCTAGGAACTCGGATATGGCAACGAAGCTGTGCTTGAAGGTAGCAAACACTAAAACTTTATTAGGACAGTCATTTATCACTTCCAGCATTTCATTTAGTCTGGTCGTGGCCTTAAAGTCTACTACGTTTCCGTCGTCTGAATACACACATCCTGCAGAAATTTGTAAAAGCTTACCTAATAAAACTCCTGCGTTGACTGCGGTAATCTGCTCGCCTGCGGCATCCATCAACAGCTCAGCTTTCATCTTTTTGTAGTAGCTGGCTTGCCCCGGCGACATTTGAATCTCGCGGGTTTGATATACGATCGGCGGCAGGTCTAGGCAGTCTTTCTTGTCAAACCGGATCGCCGGCTGCATAGCCTTGTGCACCAATTCCTTCGAGCCCAGCTTCGGCACCCATGTAAACATGGACACCTTATACATGGTCAAATCTTTCCAGCTATTGGCAAAGCGCGGCACGCCGTCAGGGTTGACCAGCTTCGCAATACCGTACGCGTCGACAGGGTTGTTCGCTGCCGGTGTGCCGGTCAGCATCCACAGATAGGTTTCCTCCAGTACCAGTGTCTTGAGCGCCTTCCACCGGTCGCTGCCTACATCCTTCATGCAAGTTGCTTCATCAACAACTATCAGATCGAACTTCTCGGCGGCCAGCTCTCGGGTTACAGTCTTGATGCCGTCGTGGTTGATGACTACAAAGTCACAGTTGCCACGTATTACCTTCAGCCGCTGCTCCCGCGTACCGTGCGCAATGCCGACTGTGCGGTGTATGGCGGTCTGGAAAATGTCTGACTCCCACGCCGACTTCAGGATGGACAGCGGGGCAATAACCAGTGCGCGTTTAATCAGCCCCTTCGTCATCAGGTAGTCTGCGGCCCAGATCGTTGCACTCGACTTGCCTAGACCCATATCGCCAAAGTTGAAGCATTTGCGGTTGAGCGTGGTGAACTCTGCCATGGTGCGCTGATGGTCGAACGGCTTATAAAATCCGGGGTAGTCATAGTCTTTTATGATCGGGCTCGGCGTCGACTTGAACCCTAGCTTAACCAGCGCTTGGGCATTCTCCATCGTCCACTTCACCAGCACATGCCCGTCGCCAAGGTGGGCGCTCTGTTCGATTGTTTCAGTTATACGGGCTGGATATCGCGTGCGTAGCGAGATTGCCTTGTTGTCAATTATTTCCATGTGAACTCCAGCGGGTCTTTTTTAGTTATAGCTGCGTTAGGTATGCTTACGTATCCTTGCCTACCATGTGTGCCAACGCCCTCTATCGAATTGTGGGGTCCTCCTGCCATTAGCATTAACCACTTCGTATAAATTTCTTTTGGTAGAAAGTCCAACCGGTCAACAATAATTCTGTCGTAGAAGTCATGTTCCCCCGAGAATACGTTAATTATAGAAAATACTTCCGTTGTACTTCCATCCTCTGTATTAACAAGCGTATGATATTCAATCGCCAATGTTTTTGGCTGCGTGTGTGTTTTGCCTTGCATCGCAGCGGCGTAAAGGCCATTACTCATGCCGTATGGTGAGCCCATGTCAAATCCTAAACCGAGAAAATTCACCTTCTAGTGACGCAACGTGTGCGTATTGCCTTGGGTAAAAATTTTCATCCACGCCCTGCTCAATAGCCAAGCCATACAGAACAAACGCTTCTGTCGAGTCTGAAGGGTTCCGTATTTTATACTCCCCAAATCCGGGTATACGGACACCTCTACCAGCAGCGCGAAGTATGAGCATGCGGCTCTTTATCAGTTCTGGCAAACTATCTACATTCCGGCTCCACACGTTTCTATCATCAATGTTTGAGATATAACAATGCAGTGCGCCGCCATAAGCACTTGACGGTCCAGTAATATTTATTTTTATAGCCATAACTTTCTCCCAAAAGCTTTACTATGTATAGTATATACAGGCACCGAGCGTAATGCAAGGTGCTATTCGTTATTTTTTACGGCTCGCTTTTGGCTTGCCGCTCGACGTGCGCGGGTAGGACATATTAGCACTAGGCGATACCAGTCGTCGGTTAGATGCAGCGTTACTGCCGCCCAGACTCAACGGCACGATGTGGTCGATCTGCTTGCCGGTACGGTCAACGCCTTTGGCATCTAACTCCCTGCGCGCTTTCTGTCGCTCCATACGTAGAGGCAATTCTCCACGCTTTTGCTGTAGATCATACTCATGTTTATAGTCCCGCTTCGTAGCCATCAATATCTCCTTTTGTTGGATTTAAATTCACACCCGTCTACAGGGCAGAACCCGCATAGCCCTGACGGAGACGGGCTAAACGTACCACTCTTTTTGGCAACTTCAATGCGCTGCACATCCTGAATCCATTTACGCCATAACAGTTTCTGGTCTTTCTTCAGATACGTCGCCTGCACCAGCTGGTCGACCACAAGGAATACCAACCCACCGCGCACCTTGTCCACCTTCGGGAAGTGCCTGAACACCATCAGTGCCATCAGCTCCAACTGCTTCGGGTCAGCAAACTTGCTGCTCTTGCCTGTATTGTGCGTAGGTATAAAATTTCTAGTACACAAAAAAGTATTGTCTGGCGAGTTTACTGAAATACACTGCGTAGAAACCGGAGCTGTTTTCTTAACTGATACTACTTTTCTATACCAAGAATTACCGGCCCCCCACTCTACATTTATTCTATCCGCCTTTCTAGGCAGGAGGAAGGGGTTAAACCCAATAGGTCTAAATGCAAGTGGATATGCCGTGACAGTCAAACCAAACCCGTGCTGTAGCGTCTTCGCTTGGTTTACCCGCTGCCCCATAGACTCAAGCAAACACTTTACATCGTCAGACAGGCGTTTATCGCAAGTAGTAAATACGGCCTGTTTTCTCGTAGGATTTGCGTTCCCGTCGCCATCCATAAGTCCCCGTATAAGGTCGAGGCGTTGTGCGGAAGAAGCCGTCAGATACTCCGCTGGGATATGTTTATTGTTGAGTACGCCGATTGCTTTTAGTTTCCTAGATAGCCCGTAAATAGTTCTGGTGGGGCAAGTGTTATTTTTTCCGCTTGTATCTCCCCCCGCTACATACCCGCGTCTAGCTATTTCTTCCCACACAAAAGCATCTGGCTTTGAAATTGAACTAGAGCGAGAACTGCCGTCCGCTATCCACAAACCAAGAATATAGGGGTCTACCGTCAGCTTTTTATGCTCTGTTTGTGTAGGCTTACACACAGCTATTTTACTACCAACTGCCAGCTCAGTTACAGATACGACTGCCCCATCATAAAGTTTCCACAGATGTACGTCGTCGCATACAACAGAAGTTTTATCGTCAAATTTAACTTCGTAGCACTCTCTATTATGTATGCCAGACTTGCCAACAACCTTGCATTGCTCTCCATTGCTGTCGAATACAGTATCCCCCACAGCTAAATCACGCATAGTAACGAACCCGCTAGGAGTTGGTATTTCTTCAGTAAGGGCTAACCCTTTCCAGTCCAGCACTCGGGCCGTCGTACCGTTTACCACCAACACATCTGCGATACCGCGAACAAATCGATCAGCAGAATCAAAGTCGCAAGGGCGCAGGTTGTAGTCCAAAGCCATTTTATATTCAACGTACCTATCTCCATCCATATCCTCTACCTTTTTTACGGCAGGCATGAACTTGGCATGCTGCTCAGGTAGTGGGGTCTTACCATTCAAATGATCTTCGATCGCTTCATGCACCAGCGTGCCGTACAGCGTAGCCTCATTACCCGAGTCTTTCACATCCTTCAGCACGTATTGGTGCTGGTAACGGCGCGCACATTGTTGAAAGGTTTTCAATGCGCTGAACGACCATGTGACCGGAATTTCGTTGTCCATATTGTCCTTTTGTTATTATTTAGCATCGCCGTATGTGTAGCCGAACCCTGCTTCTGCTGAAAGAGGAATATCAGGCCACCATGACGGAGCTTGTGAAAAGATTTTTACGGCGTGTTCTACTGCTTCATCTGCTTGGGACTCAGGCACGATAAACCCGGCTTCGTCATGCGTGCTTGATATGATTCTAGCATATTTGGCAAGTTCTAACTGCTGTTCCATCACAACATTTCTTGACAAATGCTGCACCAGATTCTCTAGGAGCATCGAGCCATATATCCGGCTCGCGTTGCGCCCGTGCCCATACCGCCACTCCTGCTTGCCTTTACCATTCAGCTCTTTGCGCAGGTCAGGGAAGTACAGGAACCGCCCGCCGGGGGTAATGATTCTGTCCTTCTCCGTGTAGCACATGCCACCTACATCGACGTTGATAGTCTGTCCATTAAACATTGCGTTGATCGCCGCCTCACACCGCCCCCACATACCGTTGTCGCGATCTGAAATGTGCTTGTGCTTCGTACGCCACAGCTCCACTACACGCTTGCTCTCTGAATCTGATATGTCCATCGGGAACCCGTTCTGCTTACTTAGGTAGCGCACCATCCGTTGAAACGCTTCCCATGCTGCACCGTACTGGAGCCCCAAGTGGGCGGTCTTACCAATAAACCTTTCTGCTTCATTTTTCTTCGTGACAGTCATATCGAACAGCGTCGATGCAAAATCACAGTACAGGTCAGCGCCGTTGCGCAGCATATCGACCGTGTTCAGCTGCCCCGAGATACAGTGCGTACCGCGCAGCTCGATGTTGGAACTGTCCACGACGACCACGACATGCCCCTTCGGCGCGCGCAGCGATTGCCGCAATACCTGTGATGGCTTCGGGTCCTTCTTGTTCACACGCGGCATGTTCTGTACGTTTAACTTCATCGTGCCGCCTTGGCGCCATGTGGTCGCGGCGCAGTACCGGTACGGCATCGGTAGCTTACCCTCACACACCTCCGCTATGCGGATGAATGACTCGATGCGCGTCTCCAACTGCGACGACTTTACACCCAGCCGGCCAGCCGCAGCCATAGCGACACGCGAATCCTCATGCTCCAGCAAGTCTGTCATGCCGGCATCGGTCTTGGCCAGCGCCGGTATCATTTTCCCCGGGGCGGTCTTGCTCTCCTTCATCGGCACCTCTGCACCGAGGCGCGTCAGCAGTCCTGCAAATTGTGGCTGGCTCATAAGGATAGGGCGCATCATGTCCACGCACTCGTCCGCTGTCATACCTTCTGCCCACGCACAGGCAGATACCGCTACGCCTAGAATCGCGGTGCGCTTGCGCTCCTGTTCTTCCAGCAATGCCGCACGCAGTTTGGGCACATCTACTTCAAACGTCGGCTCGACCAGCATGCGGATAGTTGCATCGATGATCTTCAGTTCCGTCTTACTCGTCATAGGCAGCAGATGCTCGAACAGCGCCCAGCAAATGTCCGTATCGTCGCGGTTATAGATGCGCATCTTGGCAATTTCATCAGGCGTAAAATCTTTTAGCTTCTTGCCTTTCGTGTTCACCGCATCCAGACTGCCCTTCTCCATCCCGATTTCTTTGGCCAGCGCCTTCAGCGACCCGCCGACGGTCAGGTTGTAGTGTGGCTTCGCCATGGCCAGCGTGCACGCCCATAACTTCGGGCGCACGCCAAAGCGCCACGCTAGGACCATGCCGTCAAATTCCGACAAATTGTGAGCCACAACCATCATGTTAGACCAGTCGATCGCTGCACAAAACTTCGCTATACGATCTTCACCAAAAATAACTCTTGTCTGCCCGCCGTTCAGCTTCACCGCAATGCTCTGAATTTCTGTCTCGGGGTGCATTACGTATTCGATCGGGTTCATCTTGGTTAGGCTGTGTTCAACCGACCAAAAAGTTTCAACGTCAATTGCCATTACATCCATGTGCTACTCCCAAGAATCAAATAATGCTTTAAGCGCGCGCGAACGCTCTTCTTCTGTCGGCTTGTTCGGATTCGCTCGTTGCACTGCTGCCTGCTGTCCATACTGTTGCTGCTGCATAGCTTGGTTTGCATGTATCTGCGCTTGCCCTAGTCCGCCACCCGTCCGCAGGCGTAAGCCGTTAAGATAATCCTGTTTCGCTTCCTCCATATCCTGTTTCGCAGGTTCGTCGTGCTCAGTTACGATCGCCTTCAGCAGCTCCCCGCAGGCCATACGGAGCCGGTACTTCCGCGACGCTTCTTCTATGAGCACCTTTTCATGCGGCTCTGCATTAAACAAAATCTTCTCGCATGCAGCCTGTATCGCAGGCGGAACTTTCTCGTCTCGCACATCTATAAAATCAAGCAGCGTCTGCACGGCTGGATGTATTTCTGGTTTATTTTCCATTACTTTTCTCCCGATAAGAACTTCTCTACTTCATCGTAGCCTGTAGCCACGCCCAGCTTCGTCAGCCGCACTACGAACGCTCTGCCGCCCGCTAGTGCAATGTTGTCTAGGTTATTCTGCTGCAGCGCTGTGACGGCTGTGTCTGCCTTTACTTCAATGCCGAAGAACCTTCCGTTCTTACATCCGACCACATCAGGAATCCCTGTACTGCCAAACCCATTTGCTGGCGGGAAGAAGAAATAACATGGGTACTTTTTCAAAATCCTGCGCAGCTTATCTTTCGCTTTCGACTCTGCTGTAGCCATTATTCGCGCCCCTTAAAAAGTAATGCTCTGATAGCGGTCTTTGATTCTGCGCTGATATGCTTCGTAATATGAGGGACCGCATACATATTTCTAATAAGCTCCAGCATAATGGCGTGTCGAATTTCTAGCAGTTTTAATTTCTTCTTTTGCAGCCTAATCAATTTGTCGGCGCTATCCACGCCCGCTCGAAGATTTTTAACTATGTCATCGTTCATATCAGAACTCCGTTTCAAGTAACTGCTTCTTCGCTATCTCCATCCACCACAAAGTATCTCCGCAGTCGCCCATACTGCTAGCGAAATAAAGTTCCTTGTCCGCATTGAAGCCGATAACAACTACGTTCTGTAATGCGCTTTTTAGCGCGGCTTCTAGTACACGTTCGCTTGGAATATCCAGTGTTGTATTAACCGACAGTATTTTTACGTTATCTACGAGTTTCATTACTCCCCCCCCATTTTCTTCATTCATTTTATGAAATCCCTAATAGTTTTTACAGTCCAATATTTAACTTGTGTCCCATGTTTTGTGATATACCCATCCGGCGGCGGGATATGTCCCCGTACAACTGCGGTGTTTATACTGTTACCTGTGGTATACCCAAACATTTTTAGTATTTCCCGAGCATTTAGCCTTCCATCATCACTAAGATGGAGCATCCATTCGGGGGCTACAACTTTTGCTCTCCGCTTCATAGCCATATCATCCTCCCATCCTTTCCTCCACTGCCATGAGCACAGCTGCTTCCACGGCATCCAACAGCGTTGGGTAGTCACGTACCAGCACCTCCACTTCAGACGCTTCTACGAAGACTTTGCCGCCCCACATATCGGGGTAGCAGCCATGCTCCACCATTAAACGAAACACTCTGTCATACTTGCCCATGTTACGCCTCCGGCGTGTGTACAGATTCAAACAACTCAAATAGCCTGCGCTGCCACCTAAGCATTTCTTCGTGGTCTGCTATATTATTATGTGTAGCAAACTCATATGTCGCTTTTCTAAAGCAAGACACCGCCTCTTTAAATTCTTCAGCCAAGTCGTTCATGTTAGTTGTCCTGAATTGTGTAGTGCTGTGGATATTTATCGGCGTGTAATTCACGCAGATTGTTTGCTACTTCGGTCAGGTGCATCGTTGCCGCATCCATGCCACTCCCATACTGCCTATCGTCCTCAACCCGCCCAGCGTATCCTGCATCGATAATAATAGCAATGTCGGACAGAGCACTAGCAAGGTGCGGTACGCCCTCTGCATCACAATCCTCTCCCGCCCAGTACGCCAGCATGTGGCGCATAATCGCATCGTAGTACACCGACACTTTCACGCCATGCACCAGATAGTCAGACCGTCCGTATTTCAACACGCCATTCAGCATGCCTACACAACCGGCAGCGATGGCCGTAGCGGGGAAGGTGTGCACTGGCAATTTCGTCGCTCCAAATTCGTATTTCGCATTCATGTTGATTTCCTTTTCAGTGGTACGATCGTAAGCCCTGCTGGTATATTCTTAGGGCGTTGCAGGCACAACATCTTCAAATGCTTATCAGGCTCAACTTCACTGTAGATCAGGTAGCCCTCGGTATCCCCCTGCTTCATCGCTGCACACCAACCACGATATGCTACGGCGGTTGACGAGTTCAGATAGTTACCCTTTGCATCCTTATCAAAACTCCCCGGCAAATCTTTTAGTGCGTCCTCGAATTGCTTGCGTTTCATTTTGTCCTGCCTTTCCATTCATTTATTTTCTGTATAGCCAGCTGGCACTGCGCAATATCAAACATCCCGATGTGGGCAGCTTCTAGTGGCAAGCGCATCACCATGGCCAGAAACGCATACGCTGAACTGCGGGGCATATGTTTATCTTTCCAGAGCGGGTCGAACGCTTGATGTGCCTGTATTTTCCAGAACCTTAACTGCCGATCAGCCATCCTACCTAGCGGCTGGTTTTTCTTTTCTTTGATCTTGTGCGTACCGACATAAGCGTCACACGGCCTGCAGTCCCACACTAGCCCATAACTTCTCCCCAGTCCGTATACAAGTTCACTATCAATAAGTTTTGCATCTGATCCACAGTATGGGCAGATAACTTTCATTTTATTTCTTTCTCTTTATCCACCACTCGTATGCTATCCAGCTCAGCGCCACTACTAAAAACAGAATCCCCATGCTGTACTTCAACAGTACCTGTCCCATAATTTTTCCTCCCAAAAATTGCATCAAAGTTTTCGTTGTATTTCTCTACATCAAACGCGCGTTGCCAGCTGCCCTTAGTGCTCATGTATTCCCCCTTGATTCGATAGCCCTTGCGAAAGCGCTTAAATTGAACGGAACGGAAGTCGTGAAAAGGTCTGATTCCGCGGCGACTTCCATTTCGCTAATCTCCCGCACGAGGCGTTTTATGTCGAAAGGTGTCAAAGGCTTGCGCTCTACTGGTGCTGATGCTGCGAGGATTGCTCTGGCGAATATGATTGGGTTATATAAAATGTGATTAGTGATGCGACCTTGTATTAAGTGGCTATCCCATAATTCTTTGACTCTTTCATCACTCAGTTCCCGCGCTGGTGCTGGTCTGCGATTCCAAGCGGCTATTGCTTTTGCCAATCCCGCATTATTTATCGCGTCATGCTTTCGAGTAATCGTCAACAGGCAATAATCGCATCGGACTACAGCTTCCATGATTAAGTTTTCTGTATAGGCTTTACCGCCACAGCATGGGCATGGTTTCAGTTCTTCGCTCATGGCTTAATACTCCAATTCAACTGTGAATTCATGCCCACATTCAGGACATGACGTTTCATAAGTACAATCAACCGCAAGTGGTTTAATTCCTGATTGCTTGAAACTATCAGAATCAATCAAGTCAAAAAAGTGGTCACATTTAGGACAATCTACCGCCAATGAAATACTCCATAACGCACTTATTGTTTTCATGGATTATCTCCTTGTTCTGGCTGCGATTTATCAGGGCAATTTCCAAAATCCATACGGGCGCAAGCAGGGCAGGTTCTATCCCAGTGCTGCATAGGATGGTCAATGTGTGCGAATCCTGCGTTGATAAGAGAGTCAATACCCGCTTGCGTTTCAGGCTTTTGTTCTGGCTGCACCTGTACAGCGTTGAGGATTGCTTGCCATTCTGCTGACTCCATTTTTATACGATAGACAGTTGCACCATCGCCCCGTTCATCTATTGTCTTGAAAGTTATAGCGTTACCAACCGCCACCCTGATTGCTGATAGCTGTGCTTGTAGTCTTTCTTCGGAGCGATATAGTTCATCAATCTTATTTGTGAATCTCCACTCATCAAGTTCTTTCCGCAACGCTTCCAGTTCTGCTTGTAGAGCATCTAATTTGCCATCAGCGAGCAAGGCTGCATTTAGGTACGCCCCCGCAAGTCCTTTTTCGCCTAACAAGTCTTTCCGCAACGCTTCCAGTTCTGCTTGCTGGTTGGGTTGTGTAATACCTGTCGCCATATTGTCTATCTGCGAAAGCACTCCAGCCATATCATCAAGTGGTCGCCATTGGGTGACGGTCGGGTAAAACTTTCTCGCCATGTATTTAGCTATTCCAATTGCTGACTGTAATTCCGAAGCCATTGCCTGATCTACGCTAACGGGTGCAGGGGTAGGTTTAGTGTTAGCCACATGGACAAAAGGTTTTTCATATAATGGCTTGTTTTCGTGATGTGGCAGCGTGGTCGGTGTAAAGAATAAACCGCTCCAGCCATCACCAGCTTTTACATGGTACGCATACGGCTCCTGTTTCTCTGCTGCCTCAAGTCGGTCTGCAAGGGCGCGGAGGTTGTCGCGGGTAGTTCCGGTTTGCCCACTTGCAAGCAGCATGTCTGCCGCTTCCCGTATTAGTTCAATATCGTTTTTCATAGTTCCTCCCACGTTTTGTAGTAGCTGTTGCCTTGCACTGTGCCGTCCGGCAGTAATGCTAGATACTCTCCGCCCGGGCGCTTAACCAATCTCCGGCAGTTCAATGTCTTCGCCCTATAAAGCGTAATCTCGCCACAGTTATTTATCAGCAACACATTCGGTTTTCTAAATTCTGGCAGTATCTTCCATATGCCCAGCGCTGCCCATATGCCAAAAAGTGAACATGTTATAGACAACACCGTCATCGCAAATATTTGTTCATTACTCATTTTGAACCCCCCATTTTATTAAATGTTGCTACATCTTTTCTGATTTGTTCCACGGTCGCTTTATCTTCCAGCCCCCGCAGTACGCCAAGCAAAAAGAACACAAGCGCGAATGTTGTGGCAGCCACAACAAATATAATCAGCAGGCGTTTCATAAGCACAGCATCGGCCATGGACCCCACCACGATGCCTTAGCGGCCTTCACTTGCCCACTCTTGGCCGGTACAACCTTCACCTTGCGGCGCCACGTATCGGTGTTGTCTTCGTCGGAAACCCACTCAACAGTATACTGTTTGGTGAACCCGTTGTATTCATCATTTTTTGTACGCCGCACCATACCAACAAGCACCATTTCTGAAAGCACATGCCTCGCGCGGTTGTGCGATAAATCTAGCTTCGATGCCAGTTCTTTCACTGCGGCAGTTGAACACGCTACGCCGCCATGTTCCTCAATAAATGTTTTTACGACATTCGTGTATTTTTGTTTGCTTGCTTCTTTCATATACTCTCCTTCTCCCATTTGCCAAATAACGCTTCTATGAGCGGGTCCCGTACCGCTGGCAGTGCTGCCTTACGCTTACGTTCTGCTGCCCGTGCCTTTATCTCCAGCGTCTGGCTAGGGTTCTTCGTTACGTACTCTGCGTCCACCCCCGGCCCGTACGCAAACACCCGTATAGGCGATCCCGGGTTGTCTATCCATCGCTGGATGTGCATGTAACCTAACTCATGCATCACGCTCAGCACCCCATTCGACGTGGACTTCGACACACACAGCAATGCCTGTATGGACTTCGCCGTCTGGCTTGATGCACGTAATGCCTCAAGGACTTTAGGTATATGTTTCTGGTAGAACTTCTTGCGCTGCGCGTTGCTCCTGCCTGTCAACGCAAGTGGTGCATTTCCATTTCCTGTTGAGCCCATTATTGTAAACCTCATATTCACCTACTGTTGATTTCTCGCGGCAGCTAGCGCACAGCCGACCCGCGCCCCCAAAGATGTTCCAGTATTGTTGTTGGTTCAATCTTCCACCCAGAAAATGTTATCCGACACCCTCGTACCGACCCCCTCGATACGAGTACCCACATCTGATGCGGTCAGGACGTTGTACCGCTTGCGCAGCGAACCCCCCACCCTAGCATCGTCGATAGACTCCACATAGAACGCACCGCCGACCGCCACCAGCGTATCGGCGACGGGGTCAAAATCCCCCAACTGCTCCCCGATATGCAGGCGTCCACCCTCTAGCTTTTCAATGCGCCTCATAGAGCCATTCTCCAGTTTGTATCCAAGCCTGAATCGCAGGATTTCTAAAATGATTTGCTCTGGTGGTATTACATGTAGTATGTCCATAGTACACACCTTTCTGTTAAATTGCAAACTTTCCTCGCATCGTTTTCACATCTTCACGTACGCTTGCGCGTACGCCTGCTTCCTCCCGCAAGTCCTTCGCTGTAACCCCGAGCATGATCGACTCCAGCTCACGGCGCGCCCGCTCCAGCCTAGTATCGCCCGATACATTCAGGCTTTTCAGCAGCTCACACAGCTCCACAGCGTTCTCCACCAGCGAGTCCCTGAATACGTTAGGCTTGCCTTCCTCGTCTGCACCAAGGCGCTCTGCTAGCTTGTCAAGGCACGACTTGAGCCTATCCCACAGCAACAGGTTCACTTCTGCTATGCGGGCGTTCATGGTCTGCTCGTAGGCAGCGCGTAGTTCTTCACGTAGCGAGTTCTCTGCGTCCACCCTGAAGTCACCCGATGTGGGCACCGGTGCAATATCCCAACTGACTGCGAACTTGCCTGTGATTTCCTGCACACTCGGGTACTCCGCGCGGTTGAACATCGCCCCGAGTTTGAACGCCATGCCGGACACCTGCACGTTGTAGTCCTGTATGAAGTCAGTCACCTTCACATCGAAGTCGTACTTCATATCATGCAGTTCCTGCATCACATCATTCAGCAGCGCAACAGGCAGCATCTTCAGGTTGCCCATCCACGGCAGCGTCACGCTCGGCAGGTAGTTACGGATAGCACTTGCCTGCTTGTTGATCGCATCCAGCTTCGGATTGTCCACGAACAGCCGCTTGGTTACAAGGGCTGCGTCCTTCGACTGCGCGTGGTTATCTGCGACTACTTTCTCCGTGTTGGTTTTGTCTTTCTTCCTGCCAGCCCATACAGATATGTTCAGGTCTAGCAGCACTGCCGACGACACGATGCCGCCGATTACGTCTTTGTGGGTGTTCATAACATTCTCCTATAGAAGTTTCCGTGCGTTAATTTCCGTACGATAAGATTTTTCTCTTTCTGGCGCCATGATGGTCGTGGTTTGCTTGAACTTATCGGACACGAACTGAATCAATTCTCTCGCATCCCATGTGGTCGGCAGCTTGCCCTGCTCGATCTGCTCCAGCACACCCTTGCCTACTGCCTTGACGTGCGCCACTACAACTGCGAACTGCTCTTCCTGCTTCACTGTAGCCCCCTGATCTTCACGCCTAGCGTTGCGCGGATACCCCGCGTTGGTATGCCTGTCAGCTCATGCATCTTGATTACGAACATCGCACCTACCGGCAGCACGCCGTTTCTATACTTGCTAATTACCGGCGGGTGTATGCCGAGCATCTTGCCTAGTGCTGCATCATTCTTGGCGCCTGTTATTTCTGCTGCGATATCGATTACATTTTTATTCATGCTATTTCTCCCTTAGCTTTTTTAAATTAAAATATCTTTTCGTTACTAGTTCATATGCAGTTTTCTCGGTGCCGGTTGCCACCCTAGATAGCAACTCGTTCACCATCAATACGTGTGCTGCCTCTTCATCGCCCTCCAAGATCGCATCTGCATACATATCCCACCCTGCTGAAAGTTGCCGTGCAGCTCTGTTTGCGTATATTTTTTCTGCGTGTTTCGTGTACTCCTGTTTTAGTTCCTTCGACGGGATGCCGATAACCTTAACTACCAAGCCGGCGCTGTCAAAACACTTTTTAAGCTTTTCCATAGCGCACCTCTATCAGTCCAGCGTATCTTGCCTCACTTATTACTATGTACCCCTTGCGCTTCATCAAGTGTCGTGCACGTTTGTACAGGTACTCGCTTGTGTAAGTCTTCATGCTTTATCTCCCTGATAACATCGTTGGTGTAGGCTTCCAGTCCGGCCCCGTCAACACTCCAGTAATCTTTCCAGAGTATCCTGCGCAGCGCCATGCCTGTGTTCTGCGTTTCTAATATCTGCTCAGGCGTAGGCACTTTCGGGAACCGCAGCTTCAGCATTAGGAATGTCTCCATGTCATTTGTTGTGGCTGCCACAACATTTCGTATCTGCTCATAGAATTTATCTAAGTCCATATTCGTCTCCTAGTTCGCGCACGTAGTGTTCCATCGGTGCCCAGTGCGCCGTCGGGATTAAGTTGGTGCTTCCGTTGAACGACTTTTTGACCCCGTGATGCATTGCATCACGGGTCTGTTTCACACTTGTAGAACTTAGCATGCGGTCAACCACAAACGCAACGCATCCTTCTATATCCTCCCACTTATGCATTTCGACTTCGAACCTTTTATAGTTCGGGTAGGTATTAGCCGAGTATGCCTCTTCCAGCTCACGGGAATAGCTCAGCGCCATATAGATTCCGACCGCTTCCTTCACTACAAGCTTGGCTTTATCTAGGATGTTCACAACAGCACCACATGAGTAACCACACCCTCTTCTTTCCGCAGGATGCGGGATACGTACCGCGCTGTGCGCACATCAGGGAACGACCGCTTGATTACAGGGCGTGTGTCATACTCAAAGCTGCCGTTCATACTCGTCACCCACCGCCCCGTGTCAGGTGCATAAAGGTGTACTGTTTGTTGGTTATTCATAGCCATTCCCTCCTAGTTCTGTTCGTATAGGTAATGAGGTAGATAAATTCAACCGTTTCTCTTTTGCGCCTGTCCATGTCCCACATATACACAAACCCGTTGTCTCGCGCCATCCTCCTTGTTTGTCCGTAGGCGAGCATATTCTTCACAAGTAGGTCTTCCGCTCCCTCCCCCCACGCTTTGACCGCAACGTCGAAGTCTTCTACCAATTCGGCCTTGTTTGCGAGCGAATATTCTTTCGCATCTACTACCAACACTACGTTGTCTACCGCTGCGAACACAGGTTCTAGCTTTCTCTTAATGCGCGAGTACCGGCGGAGTTTTGTTTTCGTTTTCATGACGCCCTCCTTTTCTTAGGTAACTCGCCTGCGGGTACAGGCACTTTATCAAACGCATCGAATTGGTCGTACGCTGCCCATCTAACATTCTCGAACACCGCGTTCGACCAGTACGCCTGTCTCCCCCACCCCATCAAATACGTCCCGCCAAGTGACTTCTTCAAGATGTACATGAGAACATCGTCTTCGTTCTTCCCATTCTTGATATGCTGCGCTATCCCCGCTGCCGCTATCGCAGGTGTATCGGCATATAGCCCACTGCTCGGTGTTGTTGCCGACATGATCGCCTTGGCACGATCGAACACAGGCTTCAACCTTGCCCGTACTTCCTTCGCCCTGTCCTTGTTCAGCACATAATTGAACTCAGTTTCAGGGTTCAGCACGACACCATCTTTTATCCGCAGCCCTTCACGCGGTATTGCATACGAGCCGCCACTCACCCCAACGCGCACTCGGTTCTGCTCACGCCGCACACTGAATGGCGCAATGCTATGCATGAACATCGTAGTGCTTACCGTCTCCCATCCTCCATGGTTTAACTCGATCGTGCCGTCAGGGAAGAAGCTCACACAATTCGTACTGTGCAGCTTGAAGTGAACCACTTCCCTATCCATATGCACGACCATCGCGTTGTCGCTGCTGCGCTTGCCGATGTGCCTGATGCCAGTAGTGCGTAAAGGCTTGATGCTGTCGTGGTAGCGCTTGGCACTGTAGTAGCCGGACAGCGAAGGTACTGCGTCATAGTTTCTGTTGTACATACTTATCTCCCTAAGTGTGTGAACTGCGGGGCGCTACTACTGCCCCGCTACTTGTTGTGGCTGCCACAACATTTTTACTTCCAAGCAGCGAGCAGTTGGTCGAGCTTCGCTTCGATACGGTCGAGCTGCGAGTTACCGCCCCAATTAGGCAAGCTGGCAACCGTTACAACACCATCTTCTTCATCCAGCATCTGCCGCACTTTGCCCGTGATATAGCGCATAGCCAAGTCTTTGTCGAACATATAGCGAGTCTTGCCATTGCCTGCTGGACTCGATGTGTGCGGCACCCCTGCTGCGATCAGTTCGTCACGAATCTTGCCGTCTGCCGCTGGTACACCACGCTCGCGCAGTTCCACCACGACTGCGTATGTGGACATGGTTTCTGATTTCGGCTTCACCGGCACACTAGCGCTCACCATATGCTTGATGTAGTTGGCCACAGTCAGAGCATCATAGAAGCGATAGATGCGCTTGCCCATCGGTATTTCCAGCTCAGTTGCACCCATATCAAGCAGTGCTTTCGCTATGATGTTAGACTCCGGTGCTGCTACGCCCGCTGCACGCAGTTGCTCGGATACTTGGAACAGTGATATTTGCTTAGTCGATTTCATTTTGATTCTCCCATAAGATTAAAAAGATTTACTACGAGGTACTACACTTCCAAACGAATTGTCTTCCCTACTGTCGACACGATGTTCGATGTGATGCACCACAGCGTAGGCACATTCCACTGGCCGAAGTCATTGCCTAAGTACCCATCTGTTACCTGAACCACAGCCACAACATCCTGCATACCATGGACGATCTTAGCCATGTCGAGTACGCAAGTGCCGCCACCGCCCGCAGGTTTAGTCGAAGTCAGGATGCTGTCATAGTCTCCCTGCTTGTACACTTCATGCGCTGCGACTCGCGTATCCCAATACATCAGGTGCACTTCGGACGGGTTCATCGTCTTGCACAGGGCTACGAACTCACTCACGGCTGCCGTCAATTCTTTACTACCGATCGAGCCCGAGGTATCAATGCCGAACACAACCTTGCCAACGGACTCGCTGATCGTGCTGGGCAAATACAAATCCTCATGCAAGAACCTGCGGTTAGGCCGGCGCCATGTAGCTTCATCATTACCCTGACAAGTCTCCGTTATAAAGTCGGACATTTGCTGCTTCCAGTCTACCTTCGGCTCAAGCACTTCACCCAAGCCACGGTGCACATTACCACCGAGCTTACCCGCCAAGTACGCACCTTGACGCAACGCGTCTTCGACTGCGGCTCTGATCTTACCCTCGACTTCGGCTTGCTCTTCCGGCGTACCCGCTGCGGTTCCTTCATCATGCAGATGCTCGTCCATGCCCGCTTCGCTACTACCACCCTTACCTTCCCCCTTACCACCCTTACCTTCCCCCTTACCACCCTTCTTGGCGCCCTTCATCAAGTCCTTGAATACCATCGGCACAGACCAGCCTTGGTACTTGCGATCAAGGCATCCCATCTGCTTGCCGTCCGGTGTCTTAGGCATGGTTGCGAAGTTGCCGTCAGAGTCGCCGTCCACGATCATGTTGTTGACTACATGGTCGATCGCTTGTGCATATGCTTCTGCGTTTACTTTGTGCAGGTTGCTGTAGTCGAACACATGAAGCAAGGCGAAGTGCGTAATCTCATGCAGCACAAGAAAGTTAAATTCTTTCTCGTTCAATGCATCCATGAACTTCCTGCCGTACTTGCGATTGCCCGCCCTGTCGATGCTCGCCGTGGGTGTTGTCTCACACACCTCTGACTTGCCCATGAAGATCAGACCGCTGTATGCACACCATGTGGGGTGTCGTAGCATCTGATAGTGTGTGCGCTCGAGCCTAGACTCGACGCTGTGTTTTCCTGTTGCCATGATTTATCTCCCAATAAAGTTATGCTGTTTGCCTACTATCCTACTGTTCATTTGTTGTGGCAGCCACAACATCTTCCGGTTCCCGTATTACCATCACCTTCTCGCCACCGTAGTATTTACGCTGGTAATCGTTGTACACTTTCATGTACTCCATCGGGTCGTCAAGGATATGCTTGGCGTACACCATCGCTATCATGAATTTCTTCTGCCAGTACAGCCCATACAATAGCCCTGCGACAGCTAGCGATAATGCCACCCACTCAAATGTCGTCATGCAGTTCTCCTTACCATATGTTTTTCAGTTTCGCCACGGCTTTTGCCATGCTCGGATGCTGCGCTGCCCATACCGATGTGCTTGGCGTGGACAAAATACGATTGATAAAGATGCCATGCATTTCAGCATTGAACCGATCGACATACTCCATCACCGCTTTCAAGTCGCCCTTCGTTACCTTTACCAGCAGCGAGAATACCAACAACAGGCGCGCGGGTGGCGAGTCAGGGATAGGGCACTTCGCAGGGTTGGCAAGAATCGCTTTGTAGTCAGGCAAGCTCTCTTCCAGATTTACAAAAGTCATCATGCTGTTTGCCGTGTTCACCCCGACCGTACCCGACAGTGCTGCGTGCAGCGTAGCCGATGTGAGTTTCTGCTTGTTCTCCAGTACCGCATTGCACTTGAACAGTGAGCGTGGGGTACAGACCGACCGTTGCACCTTCTTCGGGTTGTAGATGTACGGGTTCGCACCATCGGGGTCGTCGCGATACGACTGGAATATCTGCGGGAACTCTTCTGCAAATGCCAGCAGGGTTGCGTTCGCACCGTTCTCCATGCCCCACGCTTGCCATTCCTCGCTGCTCGGGCTGCGCAGTTCGACTTCCGTGATGCGGTTGCGTACATGAGCTTGCATATCATCACCCAGCCCTTCTTCCTGCAAGTTGGAAGAACAGAACACGATCGAGTCAGGGTGCAGCACCGTACTACCCAAGCGACGCTCAAGCATCAGCGGCAGCAGCATATTCTTCACATCACGCGTGCCTTTCAAATACTCGTCCAGCATGATGCAAACAGGTACGCCAAGGTGCAGCTTGAAATGCTCGTTCGGATAGAAGCCGGTGCAGCGCTCGTCCTTGTTAATCACAGGCATCATGGTGTCACCGAACGAAAGGTTCGCGCAGTCGATGTATGCACCGACCATGTTTGGCACAGTCTTACGCATCTTATCCAGCACCATCTTCTGCAGCGAGGACTTGCCGATGCCAGTTGGTCCGCGTACCAACACCGTGTTGCTATGTCCAGTGGCGCAGATCAGGTCAGTGACTTCGGAATGGTTAAGGGTAGCTACACCTGCGACTGCGTTTGTTTTTATCGTTGCCATTTTGAATCTCCCATAATTTGTTGTGGCTGCCACAACATTTACTACGCCCCGCATCCGGCGGGTTCGGTCATACAAACATTTCCTACTAGATAACATTATAGCATTGTATCTATCCTATGTCAAGCGATTCTGGACGTGATACAACTTATTTCAGTGTGTTTTCTGATTTATTTTGCTGCTACTTCACGGTCGTATCTCTCGCCCATCATCTGCATGGCGAGGTACTGTGCTTCGCATATCACTCGCATGGTTATGTCTGGCTGGTTTGTTATGCAGATCATATCCGTATACTTCCCATCGAGGTTATTCGCGCTTACCTTCTGCGTGTTAGACATGGCACGCATAAACATAACCCCTGCTTCGAACGGCATCACATAGCTCTCATATCCAACCTTGATTATGGCGTACCCTTCATTTGGTTTGGTTTTCATTTTTTCTTTCCTTTCTTTTTAGGTACAGGTAACACGAACGGCATGGCGAACGACCTGCCTTGTGGCGCAGAGCCGATCGGCTGCGGGGTTATATCGTACACATCCATGCTCTCGTACATAATCTGATGAAGCTTGCTTCTCGCTTTCTTAAAGTCGAGATAGGCTGCCCGTATCAACTTCGGCGGGTCGAACTCGTATGTACCTGCCCTCGTTCCGTTGTTCCAAGTATACCGCCCACGATGCAGTTCCTCTGCCTGAAATGCGGCGATCACACAGCTGCCGACGATATGCAGGATGTTGTCCTCGTTGCCCTCGAGCGCGTCCTGTATGAACACCTTGCGCGCTGCCGCGCTACTCTGGTAGCCGAAGTCCACCTGCTTCTTTTGATAAATATCGTATGCTTCTCGCGGGTTCGCTGCCCCGCAGATGTTCTCCAGTATGGTCACGATGTGCTTGTACTTGGTGCGTGCTGCCTTGCTGCGCTCCTTGTTGATAGTCGACTTGAACTCCTGCTGCGGCGTGAGGGGATGCCCTGTTGCACTGATCGTCAGCCCCCGCTTACCCACGCGGTAATACTTCTTGTCCTTGACCAGATATGCTGCATCCCGCACCTTCTCGAAGTAGTACGGTGTGAACCGTGTCATGAGCGATGTGATGTAGTTGCTCGCCCACCCTGCCGCTGTCGGGTCGTTGTAGTGCTTGGTGCCGCCCACCCGTATGCGTCCGTCCGGCAGGTAGCTCACGATAGCGTTCTTCCAGTTCCTGATCGTGTAAATTGAGCCGAACTTGGTGTCGCGCTTGGTCATGTGGACGCTGCCCCGATAGCCTTGGCTTGTGTACTCCATCGGTATGCGCCCTCGACGCTCGCTCGTTGCGTCTCGCGTTTTTACCCTCGGTTCAGTGGCATAGTGCTTCGCCGCCTGTGCATATGACTCGATTGGGTAAAAGTTGTACATATTTGTCGATCCCCAGCCCATGATTATCTCCCTAAGAATTGTTTAAAGTTTAAATGTTGTGAACGCTACGCTATTAGTCGTTTCCCTCTGGGTCTTTCATGCTGCATATGATTACCCCTACAACAACCCACACTGCTGCTAGCCACCATAAATTGTGACTAACACCACGTCCTCCCAACACGATTACTATGCTTACCAGCAACGCTATCACTACTATAAATGTGCTCATAAACCCTCCTGTGTTTTTGTTGTGGCGCCACAACATTATTCATCTGGTCCTTTGTTTTCCCACCGGTAGCAGATGATTACTACTACCACGCACGCTACGATTAAAAGCCATAGGCTAAAGTTGCTCATTTCGTTCTCCTTGTATTGACTGCTCAAGTTCATACCGCTCGCGTAGCTGTTCTAGCCCACGGTCAATGTTCCAATTCCATTCTCCCTCACAAGGTACTACGCAAAACTCACAAGCTAGCGTAATCACAGGGTCTATGTCTCCCGTCTTGAGTGCCAGCTTAACTACTTCCAGAGTTTCCTTATTATCAGGGTATGAACCATTAAGAGTTGATGGGTGCTCACTCGCCCGTACTACTGATGCCAGTACCTCAAGCGGTGGGCGTATGCGCTTCCATAGCGTAGTTGCTCGAATAGCCATAGTCACTCACCATACCTTTCTTTAGCAGCAACCTGTTCACGCACCGCATCCAGCTCGGCTTGCCTGACAAACGAGGGCGTGTGTATTGCTGCCATGTACAGCCAGATGGTGTACAAGTGTTTCTCGAAGTTGACCATATCAATTCCCCCTTTTCACATCCGCATCGTAGATATACTCGGCGTTCTTGCGGCTCCAGTAACCAATCTTATCGACCCCATCTTTCGCATCTGTGCACTCTAGCGCCCAATCTAGATACACTTTCACAAGGGCATCTATCTCTTTTGTTTTGTGATAGGTATCCCAAGCGTCCTTTCGCTCTGCCAGATCACACTTATCAGTTCTTCTATCAGGGTGTGCTGATGGGTCTACGACTTCAATCAGCAAGTCGATCGCATCAAACACCCGATGCTTAATGTCGTCCATATCTCACCCCGCCCGAAATGAACTATATGGCAGCAGCATACCTTCGTCGTCGCCACCCCGCACTAGGTCACGCAGTATTGCCCGCGTGCTTACCCGCACTTTGCGTGTTGCCTGTCTGCGTAAGTGCTTGCCGATCGCACTCGGTACAGATTTACACATATCACACCCACATGATTTAGGTCTGCATTTCATACATCCTCCAATGTAAAAGGCTCGGTGAGCCACTGTGAAAGTACATCGTTAATCTTTTCTTCGTAGTGCACTGCATCATCTTTCGTTGGCCCTTGGTGCATCTGAAACCATACCAACGCTTGCAACAGCAAGTCCTCGTCCTCCTTGCCCACGACATACTGCACCAGCGAGTACGCCCCACCGCATACTTCATAGGGAATATCACCTGCCCTGCGTAACTGCGTGGTCAGCTGCGCTTCGAACTCACTTGAGTTGGTTATGGGCTGCGCTAGCAACCACGCGTCTCTCGCTATGCGTACGAGTGTCTGTTCGTCCATGTTATCCTCCGAACGCCTTCACGACCTCGGTGTGCATATGCAAGGCAAGATCGTTCCATGCCGCAGGTGCGATGACTGAGAACTCGCCCCACACATGTTCATCCAGCGGCATCTCGACTAACCGCTGTGCATAGGTAGCCACCGCTTCGAGCATGAACGCTTGCATCAGTGGGTTCGGGTGCTTGAGCATACGCGCGATGAACTTCGCTGCTGATTCCTGTTTCGTTTTCATGGCTTATCTCCTACGCTTATCAGGTGTTGTACATATGCAGCTTGCATTTCCAAGTTCAGGTCTGAATAGGCAAGTGCTCGCTTCACTTGAAAGTTATTAGTTTTATCAGGGGCATAACGAAATACATATTCCCACTTCTTGAATGTGCCCATTTGAATAATCTCGTAGTTTTCATCCACGAACTGCACATCCACAGGGTTAAACTTCTTGGTCGCCATGTACTCAAGCAAGTTCTGTTTAGATGGTGTGAGTGGTATCTTTTTCATTTTGTATCTCCCGTTAAAATCGAAACATACGCTCGTTGATGTTACGCAGTACCCGCCCGTTCTCTTCTACCCGCCGGTCAGCGTACTCTAATAAGAAGCTGTTCACTCCACTCGAAGTCAGGTTAGACAGCATCTGGTCTGGTGCATCATGCTTGCACATTTTCAGGCTATACAAACGGTTCGCCTGTTCGTACACATGGTAGCTGCCAGCATCGTTTGCCAGTGCGCCTTGCTTGAGTAATATAAACGCCTGAATAATCTTTTTCATTTCAATCTCCCTAAGTTGTTGTGGCTGCCACAACAAGTGGCTGCCCCGTTACCGCCTAACTACCTAATCAACACACTCCACCTACAATAACATTATAGCAAGATTACTAGGCTATGTCAAGCTTTTTAGAAAGAAAAACACACTAATTTAGTGTGTTCTAGAAATTATTTTGGTGTGTTTTAGCGTAGCGCTTAGGACGCTTTAGCGAGTGTTAGCGGGGCACTGGGTCAGCGTCAATCAGGGCTAGCATGGCGGATAACATAGCATGGGCACGCGATTTGAACGGTTGGTACAGCACGCCCTTGTAATCGTAGCCATATTTGCCGTTCGGAGTCTCGAAGGTGTAGCACTGGTGTGAGTTCAGCCATGCCCGCATCGCCA